TCAGCTTGCCGACGCTGAGGATCTGCGAGATGGCGCTGGGCGGCTTCTCGACGACGGGGATCTGGTTCTGGTTCTGGTCAGCCACGGACATGTACCTCCAAGGTTCGGAGAGGCGGTTGGGGTTGGTTCGTTCGTGTTCGGGTACGAGGTACGGCGGTCTGTTCTTCGGGTCGTAGGTCATGCTTCGTGACTCCCTCCGTGCATCTGGACGAAGAATCTCACGGGTTTGTCGCCGAAGCCAGCCCTGATGGTCTCTCCGACGAAGTTGCGCGATCCGGCCTGAGCGATGGTGCCCTCGGCCAGCAGGATCGCGACGTGGCCGGGGTACGACGTTCCTGAGTCCCACCCGACCACGACGACGTGCCCACGCTCGGCCGCAGCTTGAGCGCTCTCGCGGTCTGCTTCCTGCCAGCCGAACCGCGGCCCGTGCTTCTCGAGCCAGCGGACGATGGCGTTCGCGTTCATCTCCTGCCCCTTCCCGACCTGCGCCGGAGCGCCGTCCTTGCGCATCCAGTGGCCCGGCTGCAGGCCCATCTGGGTCAGGACGTCGGTCACGAAGATGTTGCACCACGTGGCCGAGCCTGCCCGGCGGTAGCGGGGCGCGTTCTCCACGTCCAGCTCGGCGATGACGGCACGCAGCTTCGACCCGCTGGGCGACAGCTTCGCGCTCGGCGTCTCGATCGGCAGCCACGGCGGCGTCGTCTTGTAGTCCTGCTCGCTCATGATGAACCACTCCTCCCACTCCCGGTGGAGTTCACGGTGCGACTGCAACAGCGGTGACTTGGGCTGCGTCGTAGATTCCGGTGTTCGGCGGAGGGGCTGGGTCATTGTTCGTGGCGTGCACGCGCACGGTGTCTCCGGCTGCGAGTCTGATGATGATCGAGCCAGCATCAGTGCCAACCACCACAGAGCTTGTCTGAGCAGCCGCAACGTAGGCCCCGTTCACGTACAGCGAGACGCGCCGATTGGCTGGGGTCGGTGCCTGCCACCCGACCATCGGGCCAATCAGCGGGCCGTTCGCCCAGCTGATGCTGAACGTCACGAGGTAGAGCGCCGCGGTCGAGATGACGAGCCCGGTGCCATCGGCGCTCATCTCGACGAGATCGCTCGAGCTGGGGCATGGCACGTCTACGTCGAACCCGTTGGGGATGGCGGCGTTGCCGTCCCCCACGTAGTACGCCTTGCCGGTCGGAGTATCCGACAGGTCCGCGAGCGAGGTCGGAATGGTGATGAGCTTCCGGTCCGTCTCCGGCGTCCTGACGATGACCCGCTTCATGTGGCACCTCCGAACAGCAGCGCGATGAGCTTGACCGCGATGGCGCACGGCATGCGCCAGTGCGCCGGCGCGAGCTGGCACGCAATGCCGAGGATGACCCCGGCAGATGCACTGGTCAGCAGGCGCTTAGCGCGAGACCGATTCGACGGGGGCTTGGACTCCGCCACAGGTCACCACCTTCGGGCTGCACGAGATGCCGGACGCCACCATGAACGAGAAGATGAAGACCAGAACGTCGCTTGCCACTTCCTTGAGGGTTTCCATGATGGTTGCTCCTCACAGCCACTCGAAGGGGACGTCACCGGCCACTACTCCACACTCCACCGGGACGCAGGCGCTGCCTACCGCGTACTCCCTCGGCCCGACGTTGAAGCCGCGCCACCTCGCGCCGCCATCGCTGAGCCCGTAGGGGCCGGTGAACTTGCAGTCCACCTCGCCGCACGTGTCGCCGGGCTCGCACGGGCGGTAGCCGCCGGGGCCGGCAGGGTCGAGGCACGCCGACTCCTCGCACCACCCGCCGTCGGCGCCGCGGTTCCACCCGTTCGGGATCATGCACGGGCTCGGAACCACCATCAGCCTGTTGAGGTTGGCACAGAACGCGTTGCTGAACGGGTTGCTCAGCGTCCCCGCATCAACCATCTCGTCGACCTGCGGGCACGTGAGGATGGCGCAGCTCGTCACGTCGAACTGCAACGAGTCGTCCACGTCGTCGGAGTCGCCGCCGTCGTCGAGCCCCACCGAGGCGTCGAGGTCGATGCCCACGAGGTCGCGGCGCAGGCTCGGGATGATCAGCTCGCCTTCGAGGTCCGCGATGCGCGGCAGTCCGTCGGAGGGCCGGAAGCAGTTGCCGCCGTCGGGGTTGAAGCACCTCGCCGTGCGCATGACGGTCGCGTAGCTCTGGCCGGGGCGCAGGATGCCTGGCTGGTTGGCGTTGACGCGCCGCTTCGTCTGCCGCGTCAGGCGCTCGGGGCACTTGATGGCGAGCCGCTGACCGTCGGTGATGCCGGCGTCGCGCAGCTCGGCCATCGAGCGTGTCGCCGGCTGTGGCGTGTACACGGCCAACCGGACGACGGCGCCCGTACCTGCGGCGACGGCGAAGACGCCGACACCGACGAGCATGTTGCGGAGATTCGGGTTCATCAGCGGCACCTCGAAGGTGAAGGGTCAACGCAGACGCGGGAGATGATGCCGTCGCAGGAGTGGCTGGTGTTGTAGTCGCAGAGCTGAACGACGGTCTGTGTCCCGGCGAACGCGGTTCCGGCTGCGCTCACTTGGTTCCCTGCGTACCAAGAGGAGAATGTGGTTCCGCTCCATGAAGTCGCAAGTCGCGTCGTGTTGGCGTTGAGTGCCGGGACGGCTTGCGTAGCGATGATGCTGCCGCTGTAGACGCCGAAGCTCGTGTTGGTTTGGAGGTACGGGGCCATGACGCCGATGGTATTGACTGTGCCGGTGAGATTGAGTGCAACGGAGTCGAAAACCCGAGGGCGGTCGAGCGTCGCAGCAGTAGACGCTGACGCGACGAGGCCGCTCAAGTCGCGCCCCTGAAAGCTGGCCGTCTCGACGTTCCGCGTCACCGCCGCGGCGGCCGTGGGGACGATGCTGGTGCGGTACGTGCCCAGCTTCACGTCGCAGCCGCCCCACACCACCGTGCCAGTCGCCGCCGCCGTGCTGCCGACGTCCACCTCGAAAGTGATGCTCGCGGCCGAGGCGCTGGCGTCACCCACCTCGACGATGCTCCACGACGTCGCGCTGAGGCCGGTGATGGTCGCCGCCGTGCCGTCGAGCACGATGCGCGCGCTCGTGGCCGTGCCGCCCTTTACGTAGCAGTGCGCCCAGTATGCGGACCCTGCACTGACGGCGATGGGGATGCTGCGCCCCTCGAAGGCCGCGCCGTCGTTGTCGTCGTACAGCACGGCGCTCGTGGCGTAGGTGCCACTGAATGGCGACGCTTGGCCGGTCGTCGGTGTCGGCGTGCCAACGTCACTCCACGCGAGGTTGGTGTAGTCGATGAAGCGCGTGAGGACGTTCTGGCCGGCGCCCTCGACGCGCAGCCCTTTCACGCCCGCGCTGTCGTACTCGACGCGCGCGACGTTGCTCGACACCTCCACAAGGTCGCCATCGGCGATGCCGGACGTCACGAGTCCACCTGTCGCCGTCTTCGTGCAGACCGCGCCGCTGCCGCGCGAGAGCGTCAGCGCCTCGCCCTTCGCGCCCGTGGGGGCGGTCGACGAGCACGCGGCGGGCATGCCGGCGCCGCTGGCCGGGGCGAACTCGAGGAAGGCGTAGTCATCCGCACCAAGTCGCATGACGCGGTCGGCTCCATCCGACCTGTACACGCGCGGGCGGATGAGCTGCTCACTCGGCAGGAGCTGCGCGAGCAGCAGCACTGACACGAGGGAGAGCATCAGTCATCCTTTCCGCGGTAGAGGAACACCTTGGCGGTTCCGGACGAGCTGACCCGCACCGCGCAGATATAGACCTGCTCCGCCGTGGTGTGGACGTCGTACAGCTTGTCGGCCGCCAGCTTCACGCTGTTCGAGTTGGCGGTGGCGTTCGTGGTGTCCTTGGTCACACGCACGTAGCAGTCGGTCGTGCACTGCACGGCGTAGCGCTTCTTCGGCTGCAGCGCAGCCGAGCACCCCGCGGTCCCGGTGTACGAGACCTGAGCAACGGGGTCGTCGCCCGCGAACGACGCGAACGAGGTGAGCAGCACAGCGAGGGCGAGGGCGTTCTTCATCGGGCGTTCTCCTGCAGCTTGCGCAGCTGCTCCATCTGCTTCGTCTTCTCCAACAGCAAGTCGCGGGCCTTCTTCATGGCGGCCTGCTTGTCCAGCGGCATCGTAAGTGTGCCAGTTGATTGACCTTCCCGCATGGGGCCGATCGACTCCAGCTGGCGCTGGAGGTTGAAGATCTCCCCGTCCAACCTCTGGATTTCACGAGTCACCTGCTCCGGACCGCCGATCGCCTGCAGGCGGTTCGGCCCCAGCAGCAGGTTGGCGGCCGTCGTCGGGGCGTCGGCCTGCGGCACGTCCGGGCCGGCAACCCCCTTCGGGGCGAACCCCACGCCGCCGCGCTCCAACGTGTTGTACGTGTTCCGGACGATGCCCGGTCCCAGCCGGCTGATGGCCTCGGCGAGCAGCTTGGAGCCGGACATCTGCCACATCGGCGTCTGCTGCCGGTAGGCCTGCGGCACAAGACCGCCCTGCGCCAGCAGGTCTGTGATCTCCGGCTCGAGCGGGCTGCCGTCGATGGGCATCAGGGCCATGCTGGTCAGGAACTTCGACGGGAACGAGGCGTCCGGGTCACCCTGCATCCACGTCAGCGGCTCGAACATCTGCGTCAGGTCGGTCGTCACCGGCCGGCCGTTGGCGTCCCGCCACCAGAGCGCGGTCGCGCCCGGCTTGAAGCGTTGCATCGCGCGGGGTGCGGTCTTGAACGCGAGGTCCAGCTCCTGCTGCCTGATGCCCGCCGCCTCACGGGCAGACCGCAGGGCGTAGGTCAGGCCGCCGACAATGAGCGCGTAGCCCATCATGTTCGCGGCCATGCCCTTCTCGCGTGCCATCCGCTGCGGCAGCTGGGCGTACACCCGCACCAGCTCGGACTTGACCTTGATGTACGGGTTGACGACGCCGGCCGCCTTGCCGCCCTTCGCCACCGCCTCGCCCACCCGATCCATCATGGGGAACGAGAAGTGGATGCGCCGGGCGACCTCCAGCTCCACGGCCTCCTTCAGTGCCTCGTCGCTCATGCCCGCGCGGTAGCGGTCGCCGATGAAGTCGATGGCCTTCTTGACGTTCAGGTTGCCGGACGCGTCGATGCCGCCCTTCTCGAGGCCCGAGACGTACGTGCTGTACTTCCACAGCGAGTCGATGCCGGAGTACAGGTCGGCCGCCGCGTCCTTGCCCTTCTTGGCGATGTTGACCATGACCTGCAGCGCGTTCACGCCGCGGCCACGTCCGGCCTCCTTCTCGAGCAGGTTCTTCCACGCGCCGGCGCTCCGGACGAACTCGGCCGTGCTGTACTCGGAGCCCACGACGCCCAGCTCCATCGCACGCTCGAAGCGGGACGCCGCGACATCTGCCCTCAGCCCCGGCGCAGCCTTGTGGGCGGCGAGGTCTCGGGCGAACGTCAGCATGCCGTTGCCGATCTTGTAGGGGCTGGCGAACGGGTTGACGAGGTTGCTGAGGGCCGCGCCCTGCGCGTTGGCAAGGAAGTTCGTGACCCACGAGCCGGGGTTCGCGACGGTCTGGTTGTACTTCAGCGCGTTCACCAGCTTGCTGATTGCGGTGCTCGCGTTGCGCTGAGCCTGCGGAGCCTGCACCAGCGCCTCCCACACGTCCGGGCTGACGTAGCGACCGGCCAGCTTCCCGAAGCGGTGCGGGTCTGACGGCACACGATGCGTGTGGCCCTTCTGTGCGCGGCCCGCGATGTCGTCCGCGAAGCTCGACCACTGTGGGTTGCTGGCCACGGACGCCCACATCTCGCCCTGCAGGATGAGCTGCTTCTGCCGAGTCATGGACTCCGCAATGCGGACGAACGCGTTGTCCAGCTCACCGAGCGCCAGCTTCTCCCAGTCGCGAAGCGCCCGCCGCTCCTTGAGTGAGCCGCCTGCGTCGGAGATGAAGTGCTTGTAACTCTCGCTCGTCTCGCCGCCCATGAGCTTGAGCCGCTCCGGGTCGCCCAGATACCACTCGAGTCGCTCCTCGGCTGCGAGGCGCTTCTCCGCGGCGGACATGGGACCGTACTTCCGGAAGTCCGAGAAGACGTCCTGTTCGATCATCTTGACGACGCGCTCGTACGTGGCAGTGTCGCGCCGGAACATGGCCGACCACTCGCCCGGCTTCAGCAGGAAGCGGTAGTACATGCGCACGGCGTAGTCCGGGAGGTCGTCCTCCTTGGCGATCCCGAGCAGCTTCTTCGCGTCTTCCTCGGGCGCGAGCATGCCCAGCTCACGGAGCCGCGACTCGTTCTGCCGGATGGCCTGCTTGTACGACTGCACCAGCTGGTACTCGGTGGCCGCGATCTCCGGGTGCAGCTTCTTGACCTGATCGAGCTTCACGTGCCCTTCGAGGAAGCGCACGAGGTCAGCCTGCACAGCCCGCTGCTTCGCGACGGGAGCGGCTGCAAGCTGCGGCATCGCCTTGTTCAGGGCCTTCACGGTGTCGTCCCGGAGGCGCTCGAAGGTCTGCACGCTGAAGGCGCTCATGGCCTGATCCGCGAGGTCGCGGGGTCCGCGAGCCGTCGGGGCCAGCAGCTTGCGGCCGACCTTCTGGAGCAGGCTCTGCTCCGCCCACTTGATGCGAATGTCCTCGAGATCGTCGACGTTGTGCGGGTTCGGCGGGATGCCCGAGGGCGGGTCCATCGGAGGGGGCGGGGGCAGCCTGTCGCCGTTCCCGCTGCCTCCAAGCTGGATGTCGAACTGTCGGACCTGCTCGTCCGCGACGGCGCGAGCAGCCTCTGACTCCAGCGAGTTCTTGAGCTGCTCGCGCTCGATGAGGATGTTCTTCAGGTCGTTGTCCGACTCGAAGCGCTTCACCCGCTGGACCTTGTCCAGCTCGAGCGGCATGTCCTTCTTGATGGCTCCGGGGATCAGCTCTTCCGGCTCCGGCGCGAACAGGATGCCCGTGGTCTCGTCGAGGAAGCCGCGCACCTTGGTGCCGTCTTCCATCACGACGTCAGCCAGTCCGCGGCGGCGCAGCACTTCGCGCTGCAGCTTGGGGTCGTTGACCGCGTAGAGCCGGGCTGCCCCGTCCCCGCCGCCCCCCTCGAGCACGATGACGCCGCCCTCCTTGAGGTCGCCCCCGATGGAGGCGTCCCACTCCGGCATGTCGTCGAGCAGGTTCCGGCCGGGATCAAATGTCGCAGCCGGGGGCGGAATGATGGCGTCCACCTGTGGGCTGTCCGGGCCGAACTGCTTCGCGATGCGGACTGCGTCGGCGGAGTTCGGCAGCGCCTCCACGACCTGCTTCGCGTCAGCCGTGGGCACCCGCGGGACACGCCGGGGCGGCTTTGCTCCGGGGGCCAAAGACTCGGCCTTGAACTGACCGTCCTCGAACTTGAGCAGATGCACGTCCGCGTGCTTGTCGACCACGCTCAGCAGGACTTGGGACTTCGGCTTGGGCTCGTTGCGCAGCTTGCGACCGGGGTTCGTAGGGCGCTCGGACGACGGCAGCTCCGGAGCCTGCTTGCTCGGGATGACCGGCGACTCCTCCTTGGCCATGCGGATGACGGTGTCCGCCAGCTCGTCGGAAGCCTCCGGGGGAATGACGGCGACGGGGAAGAACCCAGCCGCCCGCGCCTCGCGGGAGCCGCCCTCAGCCACGGCCTTCTTGAACGCCTGCCAGCCCTTCGAGGCGACCGGGGCCACGACCTTCTCGAGGGCCCCACCGACGACCGCCCCTCCCACCGCACCCTCGGCCACGCTCTGCTCGGGGTCGACCATGGCGGAGGCGATGCCGCCCGTCAGGCCTTGTGCTACGGCACCCTGCCCAGCGCCAGGGATGAGGAAGAACGGCAGGTTCGGGAGCCCGAACGTCAGGCTCTGGAAGAACGCGGAGCCCGTGGGGCCAAACTCCTTCTCGATCTTGTTGATGGCCTGCAGCGTCACGGGACTCTGCGAACCGGGCGTGTTGACGTCGGTCGGGCCGATGGCATGCCGCAGGAGCGTCTCCGCGACGAGCGCGTCGTCCGGGGACTTCTCGCGCAGCCACCCACCCACGCCACCCGGCTTCGTCTGGCGCTCCGCCCACGTCGGGTCATCTCCGCCGAAGTAGGCCGCCCGGAGCAGGTCCTGAGAGAACTTGTGGACGGGCGCGATCAGCTCGTCCTTCATCGTCTGGAACGGTGCGAAGGCCGCCTTGACGGCCCCCCACGTCTGCTTGCCGGTCTCGGCGAGAGCGTCTGTCACGCCGAACTTCGGGGCGGGCGTGCTCGTCCCGACGCTCATCTGGAGAGGCTGCCGCGGCGGCACGCTCACACCCGGCAGGTAGGGCGCGAACTCGCCGGCCGGACGGACGGGCTCCGCTGCCGGCATGTTCGTGGCGGCCTCGAGCTGCGGCTGATCGACGTCCGCGGCGAAGTCGTCGGCCACAAAGTCGTCCGGGGCCTCCGGGGCGAAGTCGTCAGGCGTGAAGTCGTCGCCTTGCAGCTCTTGAGCCTGCGCTGGACGCGCGAGAAGCGCAGCCCCGGTCAGACCTGCTCCGAGCGCCATGCCGGGGATGTTCTCCCACTTCTTCCACGCCTCGGGCCATGCCGTGTCGGCACCAGTCTCAATGTCCGCGTCGGTCTGGTTGGCGTTGACCTCGTAGGCTTCTCTTGTTCTAGCCCCGGCGGCCTGCGCTCGGGCCAAAGGATTTCCAGCGGCCTCGCGACGGGCCGCCAGTGAGTCCCCCGGCCTCGGAGGATTCATCCAATGTTCTGTGACCGTGGCCAGCTCTGAAAAGTCTGCCGACGGTTGTACAGGCACAGTGGCACCTTCCACGAACTTGACGGGATTTCCGTCAGAGTCTGTGAGCCCGTACGCCTCAAACTGATCGATGCCACGCCGTCTCGATGCCAGTGACCTGACATTACCCGGCTCCGCTGCCACCTCGGTCAAAGCTGTGGGGGTGTATGGTTGACTCCACACCAAGCCGCCACGACCTTCAGTCCCGTAGGGCTTGACCCCGCTTCCGCCAACCTCGCCTAGCCTCGCCCCACCTTCCAACAGCTCGTCCAGCGCGATCCGCGCCTCCGGCGAGAGGCGCTGCAGCGACTTCGCCCCCTCCTCAGACAGAACACCTGTACGCTTGGCAAGTTCCTTGCCGAGCCTGATGAACTCTTCCAGTTCGGCCGCCGTGAACTTGGGTGCTGGCATGCGTGCTCCTTACAGGCGCTCGTACTTCGCCGGGTCGAAGGGGGGAGTGATGGTGCCGACCTGTCCAGTCTGCTTGTTCCTGACCCTGACCTTGCCAGAAGTCTGCCGAGCGGGCTGCCCCGGAGCAGGGGCCGGCTTCACAGGCATGGGCTTGGGCTTCTCCGACCCGCCCTGAGCCCACGGCTTCCCGAGCCGAGCGCCAAGCGCGTTCATCTTGCGCGTGATTTCGGCCACCTGCGCCTGCTTCTTGTCGTCCGACTGCCAGTAGGGGTCGGCCGTGATGGTCGCAAGGTTGTTCCCGAGAGCACGCAGCTCCTTCTCGTCCGGGTCCTCACTGCCCGTGGGGCGATCGCTGCGGATGCGGGCCGAGCCCACCGCTGCCTCTGCGCTACGGTCGGCCTTGTAGATGCTGAGCATGGCGTTCAGGACGGCCTGCTGCTGCTTGACGTCGAGGCCTTCAGTCTTGATGAGGAAGTCCGAGATCGCGCGCTCGTTGAGGCCGTTCTCGCGCATCACCTGCACGAGCACGATGCGCTCGTTCTTGGCCATCTCGGTCTCGCGCTTCGCGTCCGCCGCGGTCTTGGCGACAGCCTCTCGGCTGCGGCTGGCCTCGATGGTCGGGATGAGCGGAGAAATGGCCTTGAGGTCACGGTAGGTGTACTGCCCGCCCTGTTGCCCCTGCGGCTGAACCTGCGGCTGCGCGGGCTGCTGGGGCATGAACGACGCCACGCTGGGCCGCGTGTCGGCCTGAACCTGCGGCGCACCCTGCATCGGCTGCCCCATCAGAGCGAGGGCGTCTCGTCCCGGCACGCCGCTCACGGTCTGCCCGCGCATCTGGACGTCCATCGCGCCGAGGCTCTGCGGACTGATGGAGCCCACCTGCGCACCGCCAATCGCGCCCTGCACTGCCCCGTGCTGCTGCGAGTTGATTGAACCAAGGCTGAGCGGGGCCTGCTGCGCGTACGGGTTCTGCGCCCCGGACGGGCTGACGGCACCGGGCTGCATGACCGCCGGCTGCCCGCCCTGCATGCCGACGTCAGGCACCATGGACTGGGGTGACGGCTGCGGCTGATTGCGCAGGCGGCTGTCGATGAGGTGGGCAAGGTTCGGGTCGTTCCGAGCCTCGAGTCCCACCTTCTGCGGGTCCTCGCCCTTCAGGATGCGGGCGATGTACTTCTGCAGGTCCGGAGGCAGCGGCTTGTCCAGCTGCTTCTCCTGCTGGAAGTGCTGGAAGCCCTGCTGGCCGATGTCGCCGAGCCGGTCGAAGCCGGACTGGAGCAGGCCGGTGTAGCGATGCGGGTCGTAGCTCATCTCAGAACCCCGTGTACGGGTTGCGGCCCTTCGGCCCGGAGTAGTTCGTCTGGTACTTGGGCGCGCCCATCGTGCTGCCCGCGACGCCGCCGCCGATGGCCGAGCCTGCGCCGATCAGTCCAAGGCTCGCACCTCCGGTGTACGGGGCGGCGATGATGCCGGGGATGGCCCCGATGACGCCGCCAACGACCTGCCCGGTCGCGGTCCGCTGGGCCTGCTCTGCGCTCGCCTTCTGCTCGGCGATGCCGTTCTGCATGGCGGTCCACTGCTGCTGCAGCTGGCCCAGCTGAATGTCGTAATTGGCCAGCGTGTTCATGCCCTGCAGGCCCAGCTCACGACGCTGCTGCTCGTAGGCCGCAACTCCGGCCGTGGCGAGGCTGCCAGCTGCAGTGTTCCCAAGCGAGGAGCGGGCGTTCAGTCCAGCCTTGCCGCCGTACGCCTGAGCCGCGTTGGTCGCGGACCGCATGATGGTGTCGTAGGTCGCGTCGCCGGGACCGACCGGCCCCATCATGGAGTTGATGAACGCCTGAATCTGGGAGCTGATGCCCTGCCCCTCTGGCGTGTCGAGCGCGGAGGTCGGAGCTTGCTGGCCTCCGCCCGGTGCCTGCTGCCCGCTGAACTTCTGAATGGCCGACTGGGCGAACATGTCCCAGTTGCCTTCTTTGCCGATCACGGCGTTCTCATCGTTCGTCACGACCAGCCGATACGCCTGCTGCATCGTGGCGGCCATGCTCTGGCCTTCGTCCGTGTTCAGGTCAATGCCGAGGCGCGCGAACGCGTCCTTGGCCTCTGGGCTGCTCCAATTGCCGCCCTGTCGGAGCGCGGCGTGGATCGCGGCCACCTGCCGCGAGTCGAGCCCGCCGCGGGAGATGAGCCCGTCCAGTGCGTTTCGGAGGTCTGCGTACGTGGCCATGGCTCAGTTCCCGGAGTCGAGGATGAAGAAGCTGAACGACGAGTCAGTCGGAGTCGCGGCCGTCGCGTCGTCGAGGCAGCTCACGGTGGCGTTCGTGGTCGCCCGCGCCGTCACCTTGCAGGTCGTGGCGAGCGTGTTCGAGGTGATGAAGGCCGCGTAGTTCGCGTCGGACCGTGTGGGGAAATTGACTACATACACTCCCGCACTTGAGCGGGTGATGCTGGTCACGACCTGCGAGTCCGTGATGGTGCAGGGGCTCGCGCCGCACGCTGCCCCGATCGTCGCCCACGCCTTCGGGAGCAGGCCGGGGCTGGCCATCTTGCTGTGCGCAATGGCAGCAGAGCCGCTGATGTCGGCGTTGATGATGACCGGCCCGTGCCCGTGACCGAGATTCGTGTGCAGGTGGTTCAGGGCGGCGTTGAGGTCGGCCGCCGTGATGTACTCACCGGCGCTCCAGTTCTTGATCGGCCCGCCGAGAGCGGCAGCCGCGACGAGGGTGAGCACCAGCAGGATGAGCTTGTTCTTCACGTCGGTCTCCTTCCGAAAGCCTTGAGGCGCAGATTGACGCCGCTGATTTGCATGTCCGGCGCGTGCTGAATGAGGGGGCTGTCCCAGCTGTACGCGAACTCGGTGTCTCCATCCGCCACGGACTGAGCGCCCTGCAGCGGGTCGTAGCCCAGCAGCTGGGCGAGCTTCGAGCCCGTGTCGACGCTGATGGTGTAGGTGGCGTCGCGGATGCCGAACAGCGCCCGCGAGTAGCCGAGGTCGACGTCGATGGTGGTGTCCACGATCGAGCCGCTGGCCGTCTGGATGGCGGTGCGGACTGCCGTGGCAAACGCTTCGAGGTTCGCGTAGTAGCCCGCTGCGATGGTCGCCGACCACGAGCCGATGCCACCTGATGTCGAGCCCGTGATGGTGTCGTTGACGCCGGCCACGATGACGATGCCGGGGTCCTGCTTGCACTCCCACGTCGCCGTCAGCGCATTGAAGCGCTTGTTCGGGTCCGGCGTGAGCTGCCGAGCCTGCCACACGCGGGCTCCAGTCCAGTTGCCGGCCTCGTTCACATCGCCAGCAGCCACGTCGAACGTGGGCGTGATGATGCGCGAGCGCTGCTGCTGGTTCGGGTGCATGTTGTAGGTCAGCTGCGTGGACGCCGGGAGGGCGCAGCCGATCTCGGCCCCGTCCAGTAGCTTCTCGACCATCTCATCCCCGCCGAAGATCTCCGGCCCGAGCATCGACCAGTCGTACACCGCGCTGGCGAGCGCGAGGTTGGGGATGCGGCTCGAGAGAGCGTTCGTCCCGTCGAAGTAGCGAGCCGTCCACGTCACGGTGCCGTCGGTCACCTGTCCGGAGGCGTTCGGTGCCCACGTCGGTTCGCTTCCGCCGCTCGTCCCCGCGGTCGTGCAGACGTAGCTGGGCGAGTCGAAGTTGCCGACCTCCGGGGTCACGAAGATCTCGTCACCCTGATTGTACGCGTAGCCCGCCTGCCAGATGGAGCGCGGAGCCTGCGGAGCGGTCACGTCAAGGTCGCCGGGTGCGTCAAAGCCGCACAGGCTCATGCCGTAGACCGCGTTCACGCTGTCCTGCAGCTTGAAGCTCTGCAGCGCGTACAGCCGACCGTCGCCGGTCTCTCGTTGGTCACGTGCCATGCACCACACGCCGGGAGAGCCATTCGACACCTTGTCGCTCCAGTCCGGGGTGTCGAACTGGGCGAACTCCTGTGGGCCGAACCAGCGTGCGGAGCCCGCGTCTGACGGCGGCCCCTGCCGAAGGTCGAGCCACCACTGGTGCTTGCAGGGGTCGTGAATGAGCGGGCCCTGCCCCGGCGCGAACATGCTGACTCGCAGGATGCCTTCGCTGTACTCGCTGTGGATGCGCCAACGCAGGCCGACCGGCTGAGCTTCGATGGCGGGCCGGATGGCGGTTCCGACGCGAAGTGGCAGCTGCCCGTACGGCATGAACCACACGTCATCGATGCCGACCCAGAACGTGCCGTACGGGGTTCGACAGACGCTGGCCTGTGAGACGCAGCCTGCCTCGATGTTCAGTCGGTTGATCTGCAGCGACCCGATGACGTTCTCACCGGGGAGCGCGTCGGACTCAAGTGGCTCGCCGAGGAGCAGGAAGCAGCGGCTCTTGGTCCACACGGCGGCAACCGACTGCACCGGGGAGCCGTCGGCTGATGTGCTCAGCTCCGAGACGGCGGTGATGTTCTCCAGCTCCTCACCACCCACGTTGATGCCGCGGGACGTCAGGATGTCGGAACCGAGGCTCAGGGGGTCGTTCTTGTCGCTCCAGTAGACGTTCGGGCCCTTGTAGTAGACGACGCGGTCGCGAACGACGGCTGCCCCGTCCGGCTCAAACGGACCCGCCGTCGCACCGAAGTTGGCCTCGAAGTAGTCCCACGCGATCGGCAGCAGCGAGTCCGGCGAGGCGTCCACGTAGCGGCCGGAGTTCTGCCCGGCGAAGGCGTACGTGATGCCGTTGAACGAGAAGAGGCTGGGGTCACGGGTCGCCTGCCCCAGCACGCCGCAGCGGATGACGGGGTCGACGCCGTTGCCCACGACGAGCCCCGGCGCGGTCAGCAGGAGCATGGTCCCCGCCGGCGCGGTTCGCTCGACAGCGGTGGGCGCGGTCGCGTCCTGCACTGGCACGTCGGCGACCGTGATGGCGATCATCGTCAGGCCGCTGAAGTTGGCGTCGAAGAGGAACTTCACCGGCCGCAGGTACTGCGCCCAGCGCCAGTAGCCTTCGATGGCTGACGCTACGCCGAGGCTACCCGTGCGGGCTCGCGCGTCCCAGTGCCACCAGTTCGGGACCACGGTGGACACGTACTGCAGGGCCGGCCTCCGGCCCACGATGCCCGACTTGCGCGGTGCCAGATTGCGCAGGCGCTGCCACTTCCCCTCCGCAAGGGCGGCGGGGTCGGCGTACTGGTCGGTCCCTGCGAACGGCAGTTTGACGCGTCCGACTGCCACGGGTCACCTCACAGGCTTGAAGACGGTCGGATCGAGGATGAGAGCGTCGTTGATGCCGGTGACCGTGCCGAAGCGGATGCGGTCGTTGGCGACGAGCGCTGCCAACTGCGCCTGCGCAGCCTGCGTCACCGGAGCGTCCTTGCCGTCGTAGAACTCGTGGTTCTTGAACGCGACCGCCTGCACCATGGTCTCGTCGTTCGGATACCACGGGATGTCCGTTCCGGCTGACATGGCTGCCGGCAGCAGCAGGTATGGGATGGTCAGCAGGTAGTCCTTGTCCGGCACGGCGTCGAACGACAACTGCCACTGCCCGTGCGCCGAGTAGAACAAGCGCGCGGAGCCGGGGAAGCCGATCATGGACGTCGGCTGGATGCGATCGCCGGGGTCGCTCAGCTGGTGCCGGATGCGCACGCGCTTCCGCGCCGTTCGGTCAGTGGTGTAGCACCAAACGTTGTCCAGCACCTTCTGGATGAGCGCGGTGATGCCGCCGCTCCCAGCCCCCAGAGTCAGGAGCGTGGTGCCGGACGGGAGGTTGATGCCGATGGCCTCCGTCTGGAGCTGCGGCCACGGCCAAGCTGCAGCGATGGAGTCGAGCCACCGCTGCAGCCACTTGGCGCTCGCCGTTGCGTTGTCATCACGGCCAGCGAGCAGCTGACCTTCGCTCACAACTTCGTCTCTGGTCAGCCGCCCCATGGGTCACCTCATCGCCAAGCCGCGGAAGCGGGGTTGAACGCGGTGCCGTGCGGGGACACGACACCGCTGTGCCGCTCGGCCACGCGGCCGTTCGCCATCTCGTGCTCGTTGCGCTCGAAGCCGGCCACATGCCCGGCGATCTCCGCCTGAGCGACGGCGGGCACGGTGACGGGGTGGCCGTCATCGTTCGACAGGTAGCGCACGCCGTTGACGAACACGCCGGGGAAGTAGTCCGCGTACTGCGGATACTTCAGCGGGTAGACCACCATCTGCACGTGCTTCTTGTCGCACGCGCTGACGAGCTGGCCGCACTCGTGGCAGCGGCCAATCGGGGGCGGCTTGGGCGGGGCCGCCTGCGCAGGTCGGGTCGCGTTGTTCGCGGTGATGGCGGCTGCGATCGCGCTCGGGATGATCTGCTCGGCGACGGCCTTGATGGCCGCCTCGAGCGTGGCGGTGGACTCTGACTTCGCTTCGGGCTTCGAGGCTGGCTTCTCGCTCACGGTGACTCCTTACTGGCTCGAGATGACGCGGACGTTGTAGGTCGCCGACGCAGGATCCGAGGCGGTCCCGGCCGGGCAGTGCTTGACGGTGACGGTGTTCGAGGCGCTCACGTAGCACGTGAACTGGCTGTTCGCCGCTCCGCCAGTCGACGGGGGGCCGACGAAGCAGGGGTCACCAGTCCGTGCCCCGGTCACGGTGATGGTGCCGGTATTGCAGGTGATGGTCTGCGACGCGAAGTCGATGGTACCGGAGCCGGCCAGCAAGCGCGTGACGCGGTTCGCGTTGATGGCGGTGTCCGACGACAGCATGCTGTTCGGGATGACGACCAGCCCACCGGGGAAGGCGGAGAGGTACGACGAGACGTTGAGGTCGAGCTGCTGCACCGCCAGCGCGGAGCCGGCGACCAGAGCGAGGATGACGGCGAGCTTCTTCATGTTGGACTCCGAAAGAGAAGAGGGAGGCGAGGCGCTCCTACTGCCCCGCCTCCCGGAGATTCACATCACGTCAGGCTCAGAACGAGGACGCAACCTCGAGACGGAGCAGACGGGTCTGGTCCTTGATCACCGCCTTGCCGAAGAACTTGTAGCCGACCGTCCGACGCTGGGCGAGCGGGTCATCCTTCGTTGCACCGGTGGGGCTCATCAGGATCTTGGACTTGTAGAAGCCGGCCCACGCGAGGGCCGCCTCACCGACGATGAAGACCGGGTGGATCGTCGACGGGTCGTACCCGTCCAGCGAGTTGCGCAGCGACGCGGGCGGCGTGGTGGTCGACGAGCTGACGGCGGTCACGGTGGTCGTGGTGCCGACCGCGATGTTCGACGCCGACAGCTTCAGGTTGGCGTCGCCGGTCGAGGAGCCGAAGTACAGGTTGTACACGTACCCGGCCGACAGACCGCTGAAGTTGAAGGTGAACGACTCGTTGTTGCCGGTCGCCGCCGCAGCCGTGGTGTGCTCGATGGAGATGTTCTCCTCGAAGCCGCGGAGCAGATCCTTGCGGGTCACCTTGTAGTAGTACGTCGCGCCGGACGTCAGCGAGCCGCCACCGTCCACTGCCGTCACGACGGGGGTGTTGGTGCCGAACGCGTTGCCCGAGGTGACCGCGGTGGTCGTCCCGCCGAGGAGGGTGAACTTCGGGATGAAGTTGGTCTCCACGAAGCGGATGCCGAGCCACGTGCCCGCCTCGGCCGAGTACAGCTGCCGAGCGTTCGCGTAGGTCGCGGCCGCGACCCACGTGCCGAACGAGGTCGACGGCTTCATCACGTCACCGATGACCTCGGGGCCGCAGATCGCCACGTAGTTGAGGCCGTTCTGGAAGTTCCCCGTGGTCGCCACCTGACGCGCGTCACCCGACGGGCCGCCTCGCGGAGGCGCACCGGCGTTGACCATCGTCACGCGGAGCTTCTGGACGATGCTGTCGCTGATGGTCATGGACGAGGTGATGGTCGAGCGCGAGGCCACCGAGCCGTCGCCGTACTGGATGTTGGTGCCGGCCAGCATGACGATGGTGATCTCACGGTCCATGACGCGGGCCGCGTTGTCCGCGAGCAGCTCCACGCACTGGGTCATGAGGGGGTGCTTCACGGTGAGCTGCGCGACGTCCGTGAGGGTCAGATAGTCGCCCCACTGGTCGAGGGTGACCGTCACTTCCTCGAGGCTGAAGGTCGACTCCGACGGGGTCGTGCCTTCGGTCAGGGTCGAGAGGGGCACGTTCATGCGCTTGTAGCGCACCATGTACGCCGTGAGGCCGGCCCCTTCCCGCATCTGGACGTTGTCGCAGATGCCGCCCATGACGAGCCGGAGGTAGCTGCGGTCAAGCAGCTTGTTGACGAGGAACTTCTCCTGATCGAGTGAGATGGTGCTGTTCGTGATTGCCATTTTGTCCGCTCAGATGGGCTGGTCGAGCAGCCCGCTCTGCTCCAGAAGTGCGTTCTGCTGCTGACGCGGAAGCGCGTCGAAGTTCTGTGGGAGAGCAGAACGCTGAACAGGTGGGGTGGGGATGGTGCCTTGCGTCACCGTGGGGATGCCTGAGGGCGCGTAGCCAGCGACCGGGGCTGCCTTGAGCAGCTGGCCCTTCTGGTACTCACCGAGTGCGAACGTGATCGCGTCACCGGGGCTGAAAGACAGACCTGCCGCCTTCCACGCAGCCGCACGCTCCGCGGCTCGGTCACGTACTTCCTTGGGCAGATTCGGGATGGCGGACGCCTCGTTGAGGACGGCCATCTGCGCGAGCTGCGCGGCCTGCTGCTGGATCATGGGGGCGAACTGCGCCTCCATCTGCCTGCGGGTCGCCTCGACGGCAGCCTGAATGGCCTGCGCAGCCACCGGGTCGAGCTGGTCCTTGAACTTCACCAGCGGGTCTTCCGGCACAGCGACGGGGGCCGGAGCCGCCTGACGCTGCTGAAGCTGCATGGCCATCTCGGCCATCTTCGCGCTCTGCTCGATCAACGCCTGCTCTCGTGCCTTCAGTGCCTCCTCAGCCTGACGACGCGCGGCCGTCAGTTCGTCGATGCGCTTTTGCACACCCTCGCCAACCTGCGAGGTCTCGGTAGCCTGAGCGGACGGCTGTTCGTGTTCCAAGTTGCGCTCCTACGCCCGATGTCAACTTCGACGGCCCGGCGACGGCCATGTAGGTGAGATTACTTGCGATTCAGTGCTTGCTGCAACTGCTGTGCCAACGTGTTCTTGAGGAGTTCTGGCACGTTCACCGTGTCCTTCAGCGCCATGTAGGTGAATGTGTGCCTCGCCAGATCATGGGAGTCCTTCGAGGACGCCATCCCGGCCAGCGCGACGGCCGCCTTCTTCTCGAGTTCGGCCTTCACGAGGGTCCAGCCGGGGCTGGAGAGCAGTCTCTCCACCGCGTCGAGCAGCAATTCACGGTCGTCCACAGTCATTCCTCGGCTCCTCCGCCGCCCAGCATGGCGGCCATGGCGTCTGCCTGCTGTCTGACCTCTCCGAACGCTTCACCCTCGCCGGGAACCATGTCCCCGGACCCTCCGGCTGCCTGTTCCACCGCACTCCGGGGCCGATCCCCCGGCTTCTGGGCCGGCCCGCCAGCTCCCGGAGCACCCGGAGGCCCCATCAGGCCCATCGGGGCCTGTACGATGACCCGATCGAAGCCCCGCTGACCCAATCCGTCCTCGTAGATGCGGCGAAGCAGGGGCACCGGGTCGAACATCTTGCCCTGAGCCTGCAGCAGGGGCATCAGACTGCCCGCCAGCTGGGCGAACTGGATGCTCTGCTGGGCGCGCATCTGCTGGTTGACCGCCTGCGAGCTGGCAACCCACTTCCACATGAACTCGCCCTCGAGCTGATCGCGCGAGAACTGCACCTTCTCGCCGCCGGCGATGGCCAGAAAGCGCTCCGCGGACTCGTACTGCTGACCGAGGCTGTGCACCATCTCCATCAGGGGCTGCAAAGTGCGCAGCTCGATGTCCTCGACGAGGTCCTGAAGCTCGCCCTTCACGTTCCCCTGCAGGATCTGGGCTCCGGTGGCGGTCTTCGCGCCACCCTTGGCGCCGCTCCCCTGCAGAACCGACGGGGTTCCGTTGAGGTCGTTGGCGTAGGTGATGAGCTGGTTGACCAGCATGAGGCCGTACTGCATCTGCTCGATGGGCGGACGGTCGAAGACAGCGCCCGCGGGGTCCGTCAGGTGCCACATTCGGCCCGGCGCGAGCGGCTCGATGGGTCCGACGATGAGGTTCGGGTTGATCTTCACCACGGGGTTGAGCCCGTAGGTCCCGTTGTCGTTCGTCTGGTTCATGAAGTCGTTGATGAGCGACTGCACGCTGAGCATGCCGCGGCCCATGCCGACCGTGTAGATGGACTCCGTGTTCTCGTTCATCCGCTGAAGCAGGTACGGAGGGCGCTGGTGCCAGAACGGATTGCGTCGGACCTCCAGAATCTCGCCGCCGCAGAACACGACTTTCACCGGGACCGGCTCACCCGGCGTCTCGTTCGGAGTGTAGAGCGCTCGCGGAACCGGCATCCGCAGCCAGCACTCGCTCACGAACGCCCACGTGGCCAGCTCGCCCAGCTTCGCGTCGGTCGCGGTGGTCGTGCTCTTGCGGATTTCGCCCAGCTGCTCCTGCATGATGCGGTTCGCATCGGGCTGGGTCGCGCCGAAGATGATGTTCTGGGTGTTCTTCCAGATGCCCTTCCGCTCCATCATCTGGATGAACTGCTTGCTGACCTGAATGTCCTCGAACACGAGGCTCGCCTCGTCGATCGAGTTGACGGTGGTCGGCCAGATGTACCAGCTGAAGACGCTGCGAGTCTGGAAGCGGGCGCCCTCGCACATCCAGTCCGGCATGTCGCCGTAGCTGTAGAGCACGTCCGAGACGCCCGGCAGCCGCGTCATGCGCGACTGCTTGATGGGCATGACGTTCTTCTCCCACCACACCTTGCCCACGGCCATGCCGTAGCTGTTCAGGCTGCGCAGCCACGGCTTGAGCGCGGCCCGCAGCTTCATGTTCCGCTCCATCTGGTGGAGCATCCACGCCTTCACCACGGGCGCGTTGGCCTCGAGCTGCGGGTTGACCGGAGTGGCGTCGATGTAGGTGTCGGTCGGGAACAGGCCCCGGCTGAGGTGCGAGACGCGGGTCTCGAGCGCCTTCTGGAAGACGGGCAGGTACGCCTGCGAGTTGCCGGTGTAGGCCGCGGTCTCGTCCCGGACCAACTCCGCCATGCGCCGAATCTTGGACCACTCGTCACGCTGCGCCACGCCGTCGTCGCGCACGTACTGAAGCAGCGGCTGCACGTTCGCCAGAAGCCACTCACGGGTCTCGTCGTGATCGGCGAAGTTCGTGGTCGAATCCGGCTGAGCGACGAGCGCCCCCGCCACCTCGTCGTTTCCGCTGGTCTGGACGACTGGGGTCAGCGGTGCAGTCTCGTGACTCATGAAGCTCTCCTGAAGGCGACCGAGGTCGGCAGGTGTTCCGGAAGCATGGCGCTCAGCGTGGTGCCGAAGAGGTTGTAGATGCCGTAGCGGAGGGCGTCCACGAGGTGGTCGAAGTAGCCGTCCTTGCGGGGCGTCACTCCATCCTCCTTCAGGTGGTAGCCGCCCAGCAGCGCGTCGACGAGGACTCGGCACGTCTCATCGACGAGGATCGCCGGCTCGCCCTCGATGACGCTCTCGAAGCGCTTGCGCAGCACCTGCACGCTGAGGTCGAACGGGGTTCGCTGGTAGCGCATCAGGATGCCGGCGTTGTTCAGCAGGGCCAGCATCGAGCCGGTGTCCTTGTGCTGGGCGACGGCAGGGTCACCGTAGTCCACGAACTTCGTGGCGCTCGGGAACCGCTGGGCCGTCTGGGCGAGCACGTACTCGATGAACTTCGTGCCCTCGATGTGGTGCCCCATGTACTCGCCCAGAATCTGCACCCGCCCGTCCATCGCCAGCTGCGCCCACAGCACGGCAGGGCGGTTGTAGCCGAAGTCCCAGAATCGGAACACGGTCCCGCCTTGGTACTTCAGGTCCGACCTGACGTGCAGGGCGCGGCGGAACTGCCGAACCACGGGCTCGCCGGGGAACGTGTTCCCCCACGCGCCATCGACGTAGCGCTGCCGCAGCTCCTCGGGCATCGCAGCGCCCGCGGCCTCGTAGTAGCCGGCCGGCAGGTTGCGCTGGTTCTCTCGAGGCTGCGGACGGAACAGCGTGATCGACGGCTCCTTTACCTTCGTGCCGGCGACGTCCAGCCCGGTGCACTCGGTGTATAGCCAGTGCGTCATGCTGGGCGGGTTGAACGCGCCGCCGATGCTGAAGTTTTCATCCGGGAAGTCCGGGGTCGGCTTCCAGCGGAGTCGGCCGAGCATCTGGAAGAAGTAGGCCTTCTCCACCTCGTCCAGCTCGTCGACGAAGCCGCCCGTGAACTCGTACGAACCCACGTCGTCGCTGAGCCCCAAGAAGGTGAACTCGGACGGCGCAGCCATCTGCCCGTTCATGCCGTGAACGATCGGGCGCAGCCACCACTTCTGGGGGGCCGCCTTCTGACGATCGACCAGCGTGCCTTCGGGCAGGTTGTTGAGGATGTTCGTCATCGTGCGCAGCGTGGTGTCCATCAGGTCGTTGTAGTCACGACGCGCGATGAACCACTTCGTGCCGGGCATCAGGAGCGCCTTGAGCATGATGTCCGCGCAGCCGACGACGGACTTGCCGCTGCCCGCCGGCCCCATGTACGCCTTGATTTTGGCGTCGCTCGTGACGTAGGCGAGCTGGGTCGGATTGACGCGGCGCTCCTCCTGCGGGCGCTTGCCGTCCATCATCAGCTTGAGCAGGTCCTCGACGGACGACAGACGCGTGACGCCGTGCTTGGCCTTCTGCTTGTCCTGCCACTGCTCGAAGCTGGTCTTCCTCACTTGGGCTCACCCTTCGGCTTGCTCAGCCGCTGAAGCCACGGGATGTTCTCCTGCTTCGCGGAGTCCGTCCCCAGCTGGAGGATGATGAGACCGTGCTGCCCTTGGGAGCCGGCGTCCTTCTTGTCGAGTCCGTTGGCGGCGAGCACCTTCTCCGTCGCGGCGGCTCGAGCCTTCTCATTGCCGTAGCGCAGGTCGTGGGCGAGGTTCGCCACCGCTTCGGGGAGGAGATCGACCATCTTCTCCTGCGACCACTTCACGGCGGCGTCGCCGGTCAGGCCCTTCGGGACCTTGGCGAGTTGAAGGCGTGACTGAAACTCCGACTCCTTGGGATCGGTCTTGGCGAGCGCGTCGAGGTCGATGTCTTGGGAGCCAGCCTCGGCTTGAGCGTCCTCACCACACCGCATCTGCGAGCACTGACGCCGACCATAGCGAGTCCGAACGGGGTGACCCTTCGGACACAGCTTCACCGGTGGAGTCGGAGTCTCGGTCACGACCGGACTGTACGCGCGATGCAAGACGCGCGCCACGGCTTCCCGCTGCCGGAGCACATTCTGATCAAAACGTATTCGTCATGTTGGTAGTAGCATTTTCGGCCCATGTCACTAGAACAGCGTTTTTGGCCTCTAACCCTTTGTTTCTTCTAGTGCCAGTGACGCTGAATTCTAGGGGCCCGTCTCGCGGAGGGCCCCTGAAAGGTACGCACTGTCTGAGGGGTCGTCAACTGAATAAAAAGAGAGAAGAAGATGGAAATCCTGAGAGATGTGATCCGATGTAGGCACCGGAGGGTGCGGCTGCAAATCCGCACTTTTTGAGGACGCCGCCGCAGGCGGCGGCCGGAGGGCGCGTGGAAGAAGGCACCGCGATCGCCGCCGGCAGCACACTGGGGAACCGCTGGTTCCGGAGCGTGCGGCTGGGCGCGGCGACGGGGTGGGATGATGTGGGTGTATGTGGGATAAGCGCTGGGCGGGCTAGTTTGGAGACGCATGCACAATAGTTCTACCCCACCGGGGAGGGTCGGTAGGGGGAGGGGTGCCGATGGTGACGCGCGCGCCCGCGCGATCTCCGCGCGTCGCGCACGTGCGGGCGAGCCGCAGCTGGGCGATGGGCGGGGCTTCGCGCGGGGCATGTGTGGGATGATGTGGGACAAGGTGAGGAATTGGAGCTTGCCCTTTAAACGAGCTGTGCGGGCCGTAGACGAGAGATCGCCACGTTGCGTGAGGCCCCACGAGTTTCACCGCGTTACGTCAGGCTGACGACGTGAGGGGCCTTGCTGCGCGCGTTGCATGTGCCGTGCCGGGCGGCACCTGTAGCGGTTTCGGACACTATGACATCGCAACATGTTGAAATCACTTGGCGCTATGACGCGAATGTCGTGCAAGCACTTTGCGTGCCACCAAGCGTTTTCGGGCACTTACGCGGCTGGCACGGCGGTCGCACAGTGGCCGCTCGCCGCACGGCACGACGCCGAGCCGCACACGCAAGGAACACACCATGACCGCCAAGACCAACCCCACCGCCAACGCCCCCGCCGAGAGCCCCGAGATCGCCGCCCTCAAGGCTCAGCTGGCCAAGTTGCAGGCCGAGAACGAGGCCCTCAGCAAGGCCAAGAGGGTCGGCCTCACCTACAAGGTGTCCGAGAAGGGCGCGCTCTCGGTCTACGGCATGGGCCGCTTCCCGGTGACGCTCTACTCCGAGCAGTGGGCGACGCTCTTCGACAACCGCGACGCCATTCTGGCCTTCATCGAGGCCAACAAGGGCAAGCTGACGACGAAGGCCGACAAGGTCGCTGCCGAGCAGGCCAAGGACGACGCCGAGCGCAAGGCTCGGGTCGAGGCCTACGAGAAGGCGAAGGCGGCGGAGGCCGCTGCCAAGGTCGGCTGAGGGCCTCGACGGGGCTCCGAGGCGACTCGGGGCTCCGATCGTAGCTCTCACCCGCCGCACCCACGGAGTCGCACATGCCCAGCCTCAACCTCGACGCTCTTCACGCCTACACCACCCGAGCCGACGTCACCCCGGAGATCGAGGGCATCGCCCGCTCCATGGGCGGCGAGGTCGTCATGGAGGTGTTCATCCCCGTCAGCCGTCCGGGCGAGCGCTACGAGACGCTCTGAGGGCCTGCACAGGACTTCCGAGCCCCGGTTCGGGAGTCCGATGCAGTCTCTCAACCCACACTAGGAGGCATCCCATGCTCAACCCGTCGTTCATGCTCACCCTCGCTGCCATCAAGGCCGCGAAGCTCAAGGAGCAGCGTTAGCCATGCCAATCTTGGTCTGGTTCATCGACTTGGACCCAGAGGGGCACAATACGCGCTTCCTCGGGGCATGCGAGTACTCGGAGGGCGATGCGTATCAAGCCAAGCTCAAAACTCTGTGCAAGGCGATGGGCTGGAGCACGGCCCCCTGTGCCGGCAAGCCAGTCTTGCGTTCCCTTCACTGCTACCTCGGGCGGATTCCAAACCCGTTTGAGATGGTGGGCTGAATGATCCCCGTTCAGCCTCTCGGCGGCATCTTTTGCCGACGTCCCAGCCTGAAGGTCGTCGCGCTCGCCATCGTCGCACTCCTGTCGGGATGCGGGCCGGTCAACGGATACGGCATTCCGTGCAGGGGCGCGGACGTGGTGTGCGACTGCGCGCTCACCTGCGAAGCATTCCGCCCGGACGCCACGGCTCAGGCCGTGGATATGGGCTCGGTCTTCGTGACGTTCGACGAATCCGAAGGCTGCACGCCGTCGTGCAGGTGGGGCAAGCCATGAGCGAGGCCGTCGCCCCTACGACGATCTGTGACATGGGCGGGGGCTTCTACTGGTATCCCGCCCTGAAGTGCATGTTCAAGGCCAAGACCGCTGAGCTGGCTCTCGCCTACGCACAGCTCGCTTGGTGGAAGAAGGTCCTCGGGGAAGAGGGCCGGTAGCAAGTCAGTCAGGGGAGGGATTGCCCCTGCACCATGCTGTACACCGAAGGAGATCACATGCACCTCATGACCGCAGAGCAGCGTCGCACGTTGGAAGCCCGCTTCAACGATCGAAAGGAGGTGAGTCACAGCATCCCGTTCGTTCCGTCGCACCTTGGGCTCGAGGAGAGTGCCATCGATGCGATGTGCCTCGCTGAGACGGCTCACCCGGAGCTGGAAGACGAAGCCACGTGGCTGATTCACATGGGGAAGCTGAACGCGTTTCGTTGAGGGCCTTCACCCTGCCACGAGTCGCCTCGTGGCCGGGATGCAGTCTCTCAAGTGGCGAAGCACATTGCAGTGCCGCGCATGGCATTCCGCCCTGCGCGTTCCCTCTCAGTAAGGAGCATCACCATGGCCAAGCCCGTCATCGTCACCGTCACCCGCGCTGCCCCCGTCGTTCCCCCGCCGTCCGAGGTCGTCATCTCGCTCGATCCCGCCGATGCCACGGTGCTCCGCACCATGCTCGGCGGCCTGAAGCGGGCCGAGCGCCGCGCCGCCGTGGAGGCCAACGGCGGGGACAAGGAGATGGCCGACCGCGCTCGTCATCTCGTCAAGGAGATCATCGACGCCATGAGCGCGCAGGGCATCAACCCTCCGGGCGGTGAGCCGGCCGACTCGCTGCCTTCGGACCTCGACTACAGCGGGCAGAGCGAGGCCTCCGACGTCGATGAGGAGGACGATCTCGAGTTCTGAAGCACTCCGAGGCCCCGAGCATGACTCGGGGCTTCACCACTGGGATTCAGCTTGGTGCTGGGCCTCGGTGGTGAACACACAAGGAGGTGCAGAGTGATTTACAGAATGTCAGCGAGCGATGTTCGCTGGTGGCGGGACAGCGGGCCGGAGAGACTTGCGGAGGAAGCCAAGTTTGACCCCCATTTCCTCCTGAGTCTGGAGTGGGGGGAAACCGGCATCGCGCCACTGCCGGACCCGGACTTCTGCGAGGCCATCGTGCAGCTCGTCAAGGAGACGTGGCCCGACGGTGAGTCGGTTGCCGTTCCGGAGCGCGCTGAGGAGTTGGTGTTCTGGACGAGAGACTACACCCGCCAAGCTAGGTACGACGGCTGCGATGGTGACACCACGCTTCGATTTCTGCGTCGGCTGCGCCACGTTGCGGATCATCGGCAGCCAGTGCTGGTGATGGCTGACGAACTCGGCCGGATTTGGGAGAGCCGGTTCTGCCCGATTTGCGTCGTTCGAGACCGCGTGTGGAATCAGTCGTGCGCGGCTCACCGTCAGTGTCGAGGAAGCTGCAGTGGCTGGTACGACATCTCGGCCACGCACCGGGGCGACAACGCCTGCCACCAGTGCCTCGACTGCTGCCCCTGTGAGCCGTGCACGCAGTGCGGGTTCCGCGTCGACACGCGCTGTCGAGACGAATCAGCCTGTGCGGCCTGCTGCGACTGCCCGCGCTGCGGCGACTGTGGCCGGACGAACGCCACGCTCTGCGAGGACCACGACCTGTGCGGCCACTGCTGTGACTGTGAGCGCGACTTGATCAAGCTCCGCTCACACGAGCTGAAGTTCTTCTACCGACAGGACAAGCTGGGCCGTGAGGAGCAGGGCAGGTACATCGGCGCTGAGATCGAACTGGCGGGGGTCCGCCTCAAGCCCGGCCCGAACTTCGAGCGCATCATGAAGCGCTGGAGCGTGAACGTCGTCCGTGACGGCAGCATCGATCGTGCCGACGGCTGCGACGGCGGCGACGTTGAGATCGTGACTCAGCCTGCCAAAGGCACCGCGTGGACCGAGATGATTCGGGAGCTGTGTGGGGAGCTTCAGCACATCGAAGCTCAGGTCAACAGGTCCACCGGCCTGCACATCCACGTCGACGCCCGTGACCTGACGGCGTTCGACATCAAGAACCTCGTCCGGGTGTACGCCCACGTTGAGGACGTGCTGTTCTCGGCCATCGCGCCGCACCGCCGCGCGTCAGACCACTACTGCAAGCCGTGTGGGCAAGAGTATCTGGAGCGATTCTCACAGCTGAACGGCAAGATGCTCAAGTCCGTCCTTCCGCTCAAGCAGTATGGCATCAGGCCAGTGCAAGAGCGGGTCTTCTCATCCAAGCAGGCGAAGCGCGAGGTGCAGGAGGAAGTCGCCCGCATCTACAAGCGGCGCAGCGAACACAAGTATGACGACACCCGCTACCGCGCCCTGAACCTGCATAGCTACTGGCACCGGGGCACGATCGAGTTCCGGCATCACCACGGCACGGCGGACGCCGAGAAGATCCGGAACTGGGGCGTGGTCTGCATGTCCGTCGTTCACTACGTGGCCACACATCAGACCGAGTCCGACATTCAGCACCTGCTCTCGCTGCAGAAGGGTGAGGCCCTGCTGACGATGGTTCGTGACTACGGGGCGCGACAGTGGCTGGTGAAGCGCATCAAGTTCTTCACCCCCCGTCGCGGAGCGAAGCGCCGAGTCGTCACGCCGCAGCCCAACGGCGAAATCTGAAGCACGGCCTGAAGCGTCACACCGGGGAGTCGCGTTCCCGGCAGGTCTTGGAGGCTCTATGCACATCTGCATGGATGAAGTGATGGCGGCCCTGACGGTGGTGCCCATGGTGGGCTACTGCATTCGGTGCCTGAAGGCGCGTTGGCAAGCGCGCAAGGGGAAGTGAACGCATGTGTGGACTCTTCGGATGGCAGTTCGATCTGGCGCACGTTCCGGACTACGGGCGGCGCAAGAAGCTGGCTGACGCCCTGACCACGCTCAATGACACCCGCGGCGGACAGTCGTGGGGCGTCTGGTCGCCGGACTTGGTGCTCCGGGGGCTCGGCAAGTCCAGCCAGCGGGCCAAGATGATCGCCGGGCTCAAGTGTGCGATGGGGCACACCCGCTGGGCCACGCACGGGGCGAATATCATCGAGAACACGCACCCGTTCATGGACGGCGGTATCGCCCTCAGCCACAACGGCGTCGTGAGCAACCACGACGACCTGAACAAGCAGTTCGACCGTGACCACGAGGTCGACAGCGAACACCTGCTGTCGCACATGCTTGACGGCCTCCCCTTCGAGAGCATCAAGGCCTACGGGGCGATCACGTGGGTCAAGCTCGACGAGACGTCTCGCATCTACATGGGACGGCTCAGCCAGCGGGGCGAGTTCGCGGCGGTGAAGGTCAAGGGCGGCGGCATCGTCTGGTCGTCGGACGAGGCCCACCTCCGCGATGCCCTGAAGTTCGCCGGGTTCAAGCTCGAGACTGACTACCGCATCGATCCCGGCTTCCAGTACTTCGCCGAGGGCGGTGAGCTGTTCGTGGACAAGAAGGCCCCGAGCATCCTCGTCTCGGACCCGCCGACGTTCAGGCACTGGGGCAGCTACGGCATGGACTGGGAGCTGGAGCCCGCCATCACGCCGCCGATGCGCGCTCGTGACCTGTGGATCGCCAACGGTGACATGCGTACGGAGGTGGTCCATCACAGTCGTGATGACGAACCCCTGCCGGATGCGGACGCCACGCAGGAGGCCGAGCGGGTTGACCTCGCGGAGGGCATGGCCCGAGTCTGGATGGAGGACAACGGCTACGGCGCGGCTCTCATCGGCATGACGCCCAGCGAGATCTACGATGAGGCGTGCCTGCTCGGATTCGACGAGGATGCCGCACTCGCCGAGCTGGACGTCAACGTCAAGGCCATCACCGATGCTGGCCCGGAGGTCGTCTCGTGAACAAGCGCAAGCCGAAGGTCGTCTACGCCAACCGCAAGCCGGGGTGCAACCCTCGCACCGGCGAGCACCTCCCTCCGTGGTGGGAGGTGCAGGTCATGGACCCCACGTTCGGGCCGTGGGATTCCGTCGAGTGCGTCGTCGAAGTGAAGACCGAGGAGGGCTCGCGGTGGCAGCGGCTGACCGCACGCTACCCGCGGGGGGCGTCCCCGGAGGTGGCCATCGTCCAGCACGCGCTGGCCTTGCAGTTCCAGCCGACCGGGACCACGTTCAGCTTCCGCCTCGTGAGTTGATCCCTCACCCTGCTCGTCTCTCCCGAGGCGGTCAGGACTGGAGGATGAACCATGACCGAAGTAGAGATGCTGCGTAAGCAGCTGACAGAGACGTCGTCCAAGCTGGACGCTGCTCTCGACCGCGAGATGCGGTTGGAAGCCAAGGTGCAGGTGGCCGTGATCGGCCTGACACAGCTGCTAGCTCGCATCGTGGTCGGTATGGGCTACGGCGTACTGACCACCCGAGTGACCTCACTGCTGACCAAGATCAGGAGCATGCCATGACCGATGTGATTCATTACTGGATTCCTGAGAGGGAGCGCGCAGTGGCCATGTACTGGCCGAGTGACCAGTACGCAAATCTGTGCGGAGGCGACGGCATCCACGGCTCGAACTACACGAGCTTCACGAACAAGGTGACCTGCCCCGACTGCCTCAAGAAGCTCGGGGTCGAGACGAAGCCGGAGGATTCCGTGGGCATGACCGCAGTGGGGGAGGACGGCGAAGAGGGGTGGTACTTGGTCCAGGGAGACGAGTCCGAAACGTCGCTCGAAGTGGTCAAGGCCATGAGCGCCGAAGCCGCGGCGAAGCTGGTGCTGAGCCGCCCCATCCCGCTCAACAAAGTCCGCGTCCAGAAGCTGGGTGCGCCCCGCGAGTTCCGCCGCGTGACCGCAGTCGAGGAGGTGAAGTGATGAACGGGCTCCAGTTGATGCTCGTGCTGTGCTGCCTCTTCGTAGGCTCGTTCGTATTAGCGCTGCTCACCCAGCCCCGCGCGATCGACGTCCGCGAAGCGCTTATTTTCGCGGCGCAGGTCGTCGTCGCGGTGGTGGTCATCACGGCGTCGATTGTAGGCGCTGTGGTTGCGTACCTGTGGCTCGGAGGGGTGAAGTGATGGCTGAGTGGAGAGATGTGACGAGCTGGACGCGAAGCGACGACGCGGAGGCCCGCAAGACGCCGCGTTCGTGGGCACTGGGCCTGAAGCAGGGACAGGTCGAGCTCGTGATGACGCAGCACATCGGCCTCCCGGGGCGCCCGTGGGCGGTGATGCTTTTCCCGTGGCCGTGGGACCACACTCGACACATCGAGTTGGGCACGACGCACGGCACCGCCGACGAGGCGAAGGCGGCGGCTGTGTCAGCGCTGCGCTCGTGGCTGACGAACATGCTGGGAGGCTTGCCGTGACGACACGTGAGCGGTGCGCGGTGTGTGACTTCCCGCTGGCGACGGACGGGGATTGGCGGCGCGCGGTTCAGCAAGGACACACCTCTGACCTCGCGGTCTATGAGGGCCACCTGTGCTGGAGCGTGCTCGTGTCGCACACCCTTCACGCCGGCCCCGCCATCGACTGGCGCGCGCGGGCGCTGGAGGCGGAGAAGGAGCGCGAAGGAATGCGCGAACGGGCTCGACACGCCGAGGCGCAGCGAGACGAGGCAGTGTCGCTCGCCCATGAGTCGTTGGAGGAGTCGGTGCGCGCCAAGCGAAGCGCGCACTTTGCTGAGGCCCGCGTCGAGGCGCTGGAGGGGGCGCTGCGCAAGTACGGACGTCACCAGTCACAGTGTGATGTCGGCAACACAGGGTGTGACTGCGGGCTCTCCGACGCCCTCTCCACCACGCCCCCGAAGCCCACGCCCGAGGTCGTGCAGTGCAGCATGTGCCAGCGCGGTCAGCCGTGCGGCGCACTGCCCGCGCCCCGCCCCGACGCGATGGCGGAGCTGGAAGAGGCGCGCTCCGAGATCATCAAGCTCAGAGTGAAGAACAAGTTCTTGCGAGAGAAGGTTGGCTACTTTCGCGACGATATCGAGAGCGCGGCGGCCGGTCGCGACGGCTGCACCGGGGTCTTTGCATCGCCCGGCTCGGGTTCGACTCCCGAGGCCGCGTCTCTCGGTGCAGAGCACCGCCCCGACGCGACCGAGGCGCTGCGCGTGGCGGTGGAGGCGCTGGAGAGGCTGCGCGGTCGCGAGGTGGTCGTGGCGAGGTGTGACACCACCGAGGTCGAAGACGTGGTGCCAGACGCTGATGAGGCGGCGCGCATCATCGACACCGCCCTCGAGATGCTCCGCGCGCACGTCGAGCCCACGCCGCTGGAGACCGCAGTCCTGGCCCACACCGAGGAGACGCCGTGAGCAAGAACGAAACAGATTGGCTGCGCGAGATGCAGCGCACCGAAGACGAGAACGCGAAGTCCGAGGGCCGAAAGCCGGCCCGCATTGGGTACGGGATGGTGAATGGCAAGCTGCGCTCGTTCCGGCTGCCGGACCCGCCAGAGGGCGACATCGAGCAGGACATGATGGACGAGGGTGATCGATGAGCGAGTACACGAAGGAGCAGGAAGTGGAGGCGATGGATCGTGGCGAACGCCTGACATGGGGGCCTCAAGACGTTGCAATCCTCCTCGCCATGGCGAAGCGCACGGCGGAGGCGGAGAAGCGCGCCGACGCGACCGAAGAAACGAATCGGAACAACCTCCGAGTGTCGAGCGACCTTCTCGACTCGAAGAGCAAGCAGATGGAGCGCATGGATCAAGATCTTCAGTCGGCAAGGCGCGAGCGCGACGCCCTCAGGGCCAAGGTCGCGGAGTTGAAAGAGCAGCTCCACGAGAAGTGCGGGCGCATCGGGGGATGCCTCAAGGTGATCTGCGGGTCCGATACCCGATGTAAGTGCGACGAGGCAAAGGCCGCGCCCCCGCCCGTCGTCGTGACGCGCGAGATGGTGGAGGCGCTGCGAGACTTCGCTGAGGTGTGGGCGTACTGGGAGACTCCGCTCAACGGCGGTGACGGTCCCATGAACGACGCCGCGCGCCTCGTCGTGGCGTGGCGCAAGGCGCTGGAGGTGAAGCCGTGAACGGGCCTCAGGCGATGTTTGTAGCGATCTGTGCCGTGGCTGCGTGGCTCATTTTCGCCCTGCTCATGCGGAGAGACGCTGAGACGTACAAGGAGGCGCTGATCTCCTCGCTGCTGATCTTTAGCGCCAGCGGGCTGATTGCCGCTCTCTGCTTCGGCGCCGTCGCTGTGTTCCTTTGGCTCGGGGAGGTGAAGCCGTGAAACGTGAGACGATGAATGGGCTCCGGCACATCGCAAAGAAGGAACGCTGGAGCGGGTGGATGCCGGTGGAGATGGCAGAAGACATCCTCGCCGAGCTGAAGCGGCTGCGCCGAATTGAGCGGGCGATGAAGCGAATTCGAGACGAGAAGCTGGAGGGTGCGGCTGATGACGCCGGATTCCTTCAGTTTCTCGCAGCCGAAGCACTGAAGAAGGGAGGCCGGAAGTGAGCGCCCACCACTACGATGGCTCGCCGTGCCCCGAGTCGTGCCCGTGCGCGAGCCGCGAAGTCGAGCGCCTCCGCGCCCAGCTCGAGGCTGCGACGCGCGAGCGGGACGACCTCAAGGCCGAGCGGGACGATCTGACGCGGCGCCTCGACGGGCTCCTCGACGAGCGGCGCCTCGTGGCGCTGGAGCTGGGCTGCGGGCTGCAAGTGCCGCTGCCGGGGCGTCTCGCGGACGTGGCGAAGCACTACGTCTCGCAGGTACGCGACGGCGAGGCGCGGCTGACACGCGAGCGGGATGAGGCTCGCGCCTTCGCAGCCGACCGCGAGACCTTGGCGCTGGAGCTGGATGCCGCGCGCGAGACGATTCAGCACGGCATCGAGCTTCGGCAGAAGGCGGAGCGCGAGCGTGACGACTGGGCAAAGGACTTCGGCGAGAAGGCGGACCGACTCCTTGAGGTCATGCGCGAGCGTGACGCCGCGCGCGAGTCCGAGGCGAGGATGCGGGCGGCGCTGGAGGCTGCCGTTCGCGAAATGGAGCGGGCATCGAATGTCGGGGAGGTGAGATTCAAGACGAACGCGTTGGCCTCTGGCGTCCACATCGGGTTGTCCGAAGCATTGTTCACTGCCCGCGCCGCCCTCTCCGCGCCCGCGCCGGAGCCCTCGGAGCGGATGATGCGCGTGGCCGAGGCGATGCAGGAGGCGTGCTTCTGCATCGTCGACTACGGCGAGGGCGGCCGCGAGGGCGTGTTGCAGTCGCTCCGCGCCATCGACCTCCGCGCCATCGTGGCGAAGGTGATGTCATGATGCACTTGTTCCGATTTGTGCGGCGCGCCACACTTCTGCTCCTCATGTTTCTGGAGTGGCTCGGGCCGTACCTCATCTGCCTCGTGTGGGATCACAAGATACCGAAAGCACGCAGGGAGCCGCCGCACAAGGACATGTGGTGTTGGCAGGTCGTCTGCTCGCGATGCCACGAGGACGTGACTTTGTATGGGCATGACCTGCCCGGCCGCCGCCCGAGTTGACGAGTGACGTGAGTGACGGCACCATTCACGGGCCCTCTCGCGGGGCCCGTAAGAATCAGCGTCACCGCGAGAGTATGATTCCAACAAGTTGAAGGAGAGCACATGCAGAAGCGCAAGCGTCGGACCTCCACGATCGGGTGGAAGAAGGTGTGGATGGATGGTAAGGGCGAAGTCCTCCTCCGGCTCCGGATTCAGGGGAGGGTTGTGCGGCCGAACGAGTTGGTGTTCATCGGCAACGGTCGGGGCTGGAACGGAATCAATGTGCCGAAGTTCCGCACATCCGCCGCGCTCGTGCTGAGCGTCCACAAGCTAAACGGAACCAAGATCAAGAACGACAACGTGCGCCGGCTGTACTCGAGCCACGACCTCTCGTTCACTTACCACGTCGGGAAGGTCGCCAAACCCGACTGGTTCGACCCGAGCAAGACTCGATCCTGCAGCCACGGCATCCACTTCTTCAAACACCGAAGGCACGCCGTGGGGTACGCAATTTGAGCTTCCACACCATCTACGTCGTCATCCCACCGGGACAGGCGAAGGACGTGCATGTCTCGCCGCACCTTGATGCGGACGACTCCCTGCGCTACTTCCGCATGATGGGCCACGTCGGAGAGCTGTACGCGTGCCGCGTGAGCACGGCCGTCGCGGCAGACGTTCGCCGGGAGTCCTCGCTGCCGCTGCTCAAGAGCATGGCTCAGGCCATGCAGAAGGTGGGGGACGTGACGTGATCCCGCATCCCGTCGAGATGGATCAGCTGCTCGAGAGGTACGGCGAGTTCGTGCCGCATGCCGGAAGTCCGGTGGTGGCGAAGCCGGAGGTGATGATTCACTACGTCACCGCCTCTGTGGGTCCCCACGTCAGTCGGCTTTCGGAACAGGGCGATACGATCGTCGTGTGGAGTAGCATGTTCTCGCCGATAAACTTCTTCGCTAAGGAACTTCAGGCACTCGGTTGGGCAGAATTCGATAAGCTGTACCCACAGCCGAGGCGGCTTGCCAGATGACTCGGGCCGAGCTTCATCTCTCACTTCTGCTGGCTCAGGCCCAGAAGGTGGGCCGGGCGCTGGAGTTCGCGGCCCATGCGGCGAAGCAGTACGGCCGCTACGCCAAGCCCACGAAGCAGGCGTGGCGCGTGTACTACGAGCAGGAGCGGAAGCAGAACAAGATGCGCGTGGAGTTCGTCGAAGCGTTCACCGTGAAGGAGTCATGATGTACGACGTCAGAGGCCCCACACTCATCTTCACCACCCAGACTCACAACCCCGTGACGGAGCAGCACACGGGCTACATCTTCAGTCTGTACGACTGCCACATGCACAAGCCGCGGGAGTTCTTCTTCTGCAACCTCTTCGAGGCCGCGACCATGGCCGCCTACTGGGGGGCGGACCTGCTCATGAACCCGGACGCGACTCCGGAACAGCTGACCGCGGTCGACTACGCGGGGCGCATCTTCGACGAGTCCGCATTCCAGCGCGGCCCTCCGGACGGGCGGGCGTCCGGCCGAGCGAAGTACCTCGCCAAGCTCAGGATGCAGGAGTACAACGAGCAGCGCGCCTCCGAGGCGCTTGAGGCGTCGGAGCTGGAAGAGCTGACTGAAGACTTCGGCTACTTGGCCGACATCGACTTCACGGGAGAGCCGTCATGAACACGCCGGAACCTGAATTCCTGAATGAGGAGGGTACGTGAGCCATCCTGACACCGACCCCATTGAATCAGTGTGGGCGGACGTCGGAGAGGCCGTCCCCGAAGATCCGAAGTGGATCGTGAAGGACATGATCCCGACCGGCGTCACCTTCCTCGCCGGACCGCCCAAGTCGTACAAGTCGACCGTCGAGCTGGCCGTCTGCCTGACGGCATGCGGAGTGCAGAACTCCGTGCTCCCCGGCGAACTGAGCCAGTGTGAGGAGACGGGCATCGTGATGGGACTCAGCGGGGAGGCCAGCGCCGGCGTGCTGCGACACACAGCGAAGCTCGGGTTCGGCGTCGACATCCCTCCGGACGGGCGCTTCCGCGTCATGAACGACCCGTGGCGCTTCCGGCTGGACCAGCCCCACGACGTGGACGAACTGCTCCACTGGGTGGACCGTATTCACCCGAACATCCTGTTCGTGGACCCGCTCCGGAACTTCCACAGCCTCGACGAGAACGACAGTGGCGGCATGGTCAAGATGCTCCAGCCGCTCCAGCAGTACGCCATCTCGAACGACGTCGGCGTCGTCATCGTTCACCACAGCAAGAAGATCGGCGAGGACCGGGACGGCAACCGCCGGACCGCGAACGCACAGGACATGCGCGGGACGAGCGCCCTGTTCGGGCTCGCCGACGCCGTGCTCACCCTGACCGGCAAGGGCCGCAGTCAGGTCCACATCGATGCAGTCTTCAAGCGAGGTGAATCATGGCAGCGCACTATCCAGCTGGGGATCTGGGGGACGGAGGCGAACGAGACGATCGACAGCCTGACCAAGGAAGTCTTCCTGATGATCTCGGAGGGCAAGTCCAAGCGGCAGATCATGTCGGCCCTCAGCATCGGCTCGACAAAGCTGGAGCAGGCCTGCGTGCAGCTCAGGAGAATCGGTGCCTTGACTGGCGAAGGGACACCGACCTCGAGCGGGCGCACCATTGTCGAGAGTGCGGTGCGGAGGTTTGCCGCGAGTATCTGACGGACGTCACGACATGTGACTGCTACGACCAGTCCGACTGCCGCCAATGCACGAACGGAGCCGTCATCTGCGGCCCCGACAAGGAGTGGGACTGGAAGGACAGCCGCTCTCTTCAGTGCAGTGACGGATCGTTTCTGTGCGGAGACTGTCATCAGGGGACCCACGAGGCGGGGGCAGCGTTCGAGCTGTGGACGGTCTCGGGTGGGACCTCTGTGCTCCCGAGCGAGCTGTACATGTCGTCCACTGGGCTGACACTGGAGGAGGCGAGCGCGAAGGTCACGAAGAGACAGGGCTGGCTCCGGTCGCTGGCCATCATGCATGAGAGCAACTCCTTGAACGAACAGCTGAGGTTCTGATGAAGACGCGACGTGTGATGACGCTGAGTTTGGTGGTGCAGACGACGGCCGTGCTCGACGAGGAGGACGGGGTGACCGACCTCGAGCTTCAGGACTTGCGGCACTCCACGGTCGGGTTCATGACCAAAGGTGACGGAGAGTCTGGCCCGCCGTCCGACGAGTACAAGGCAGCGATGGGCACGGCGGTCAACCGCGCTGCGCTCCGCGCGCTGCTGCGGAAGTGGGACGAGGCGGCGGCCGAAGTCGAGCAGTTCCCCCAGCCCGGAGCGAACGCGTGATCAGCACCGAATCCAGTGTGAAGCGTGGCGGCATCCGCCCCGAAGAAGTGACGTTCCGGATCGTCATGGACGGACGTCCTGCCGTCGAGCTGCTCCGCCTGTTGCGGGGCACCATCAATCAGCACATCCGACGCTCGCCAGAGCTGGAGCAGCTGGAGGGCAGCCTACACTACGGACTGGCGAACGCAGGTGTCGACTCGTACCACTGCGACTGGGACAAGGAATGAAGTTCGAGCCGGGCAAACGAGACTGGCGGGCCTACGGTCCGCCTGATGTGGCGGAGCATGTGCCGGGCGTACGCCAGTTCGGCTCGGCGCTCGTCGGGCCTGTCGACGCGATGGCGGTCATGGCCCGCCGCATGGGGGAGACCGATGCAGTTCCTGCTCCGGCTGTTCACTACACTCCTGTCAACGCTCATCCGCCTGCCATTGATGGTCTTCGCGATTATCAACTGGATGGTGTCAGCCGTCTTGTGGGCCAGCTGCAGCGGGATGGTGGCGTTGTGCTCGCTGACGACATGGGCCTTGGCAAGACGGTCCAGACGATCGCGACGTGGAACAGTCTTCGTCGGCCCGTTCCACTTCTCGTGGTGGCTCCGGCCTCAGTCCGCCGGGGTTGGGTTCGGGAGTTCAAGAAGTGGGCGGATGTGGACGTTCAGCTTGTCGAGACCGGCAAGCAAGCCAAGGACGTGACCTCGGACGCGAAGGTCGTCGTCACCAGCTACGAGCTGGCCAAGAAGCTGAATGCCCGCTTCTGTCCGCACATGATCGTCCTCGACGAGGCGCACCTCCTCCGGGGCAGACTGGCCGGGCGCAGCAACTTCCTGCTGGAGCTGTCCAAGGTGGCTTCGTACAAGCTGGCCCTGACCGGTACGCCCATCTGGTCACGACCACGCGACTTCTGGATGCTCCTCAAGATCCTCTTCGGCTACCGCTTCGGCACCGCGGACCAGTTCGACTACGCGTACTGCGGTGCCTACCAGAACCAGTGGGGCGGCAAGGAGAACAAGGGCGCGACCCGGCTGGACGAGCTGAAGCTGCGGCTCAGCTACGCCATGCTGCGCCGGACCAAGGAGCAGGTGGCGAACGAGCTGCCGCCGATGACGCGGCAGATCCGCTGGGTCGACTCGACCAAGGAGGCAACGAAGGCTCTCGAGGCGTCCGTGCTCAAGCAGCTGACGTTCTCGGACGCCCTCAACGCGACCCTCGACGCTAAGCTGGACGCGGCCGTTGAGGCAGCGACCTCAGCTGGGCGCTTCCTGCTGTTCACGTGGCAGAAGCGGCACGCTCAGCTACTGCACGAGAAGCTGAACGAGAACGACGTGGAGTGCGAACTCATCACCGGCGACCTCACACACGCCGAGCGCGAGGCCGTCATCTCGCGGGCGACCTTGAGCCAGTGCGGCATCGTCGCTACCATCGACTCGACCAACGCAGGTGTCGACGGGCTGCAGCACATCGCGGACACAGTCATCTTCCACGCCATCGACTACGTGCCGATCAAGATGGCGCAAGCGGAAGCTCGACTGCACCGCATCGGGCAGAAGAACCCGGTGACGGTCATCTACATCGCCATGGAGGACAGCGCGGATCAGTTCGTGGTCGAGACCGTGGTGGAGAAGCTCGACCAGTGGAAGGCCACGATGGGCGGAGACGCAACCGCAGCCATGAACGACACGCTCGCTGCCCCGAACGTGAAGCAGTCGGAAGAGGCAGCCCTTGCCGCGATCTTCGCGGCGATGGAAGGAGAAGCGGAGTGACCATCACCATCAACACGTTGTGGAATGAGGGAGGCCCCAGTGGCAAAGGCTACTCCGAGATCGAGGCGTACCTCCGCTGCCCCAAGGAGTATCAGTTCGCCAAAGTCAGGGGCATCGGCAAGCCAACGTCCGTCATCCCGGATCACTTCGCCATCGGCTCCTTCCTCCACGCCGGCCGCGCCCGCTGGCTCGCCAGCAAGTGCGTCGTTTCGGCCGAAGTTTGGGAGCAGATGCGCGCAGATGTCACACGAACTCGCGAGGGCTTTCCGCTCCCGTGCAACGACGTAGCCGAGACGACCGCGCTCCGCTACCTGCAGGAGTACGTCGACCACTGGGCCGTGCGGGCCAAGCCGAACATCGTCGCCGTCGAGCACATGCTGGGGCCGAGCCTCCTCGACCCCAGCCAGCCCGCCACTGAGCGCACCGCCCGGCTGGATGACTTCGGCTTCTATGAAGAGGCCGGCGGCAAGCTCGCCATCGGGGAGTGCAAGACCACGAGCGCCCCGGTCTCGGACGTGGCGAACCAGTACACCCTGCACGGGCAGCCGTACCTGCAGAAGATGCTCTGGGACGTGGCCCCACAGGGGGCGGCCCTGTTCGGGCAGGTCGCGGGCATGGTGCTGGACGTGGTGCAGAAAGGGTACGGCGGGAAACGCTGCCAGTTCGCTCGGCTCTTCGTGCCGTACGAGAAGCGGGTGGAAGACTGGTTCCGCTTCCAGCTGTCGAGGGCGCTCATCGCGAAGGACGGCATGCGGTCGGACACACCCGACGTCGAGCGCCGAATCACCAGCTGCACGCGCCTCATCGGCAAGGCCCGCGTGGCATGCGAGTTTCGAGACCTGTGTCAGTTCGGCAAGTCCGGCTCACTGGGGTACACAGATCAGCAGGGCAACTTCATCAGTCAGTGGCAGCAGTCGGAAGGCAACAACGTCGCACCTTGGGAGTGAGCATGGCAAGTTCACGAGTGAACAATCATTGGGAAAAGTGCGTGACCCTTGTCCGGCTGATGACGAAGCCTGACGGAACAATCTGCATCATGACTCGCACGTTCGACGGGCATGAGCACTACTTGAGCATGAGCCAAGCTGAGGCGGAGGTCGTGAGCCGCAAGCTGGCCGAGCGGCTGCGGCTGTCGTACAGCTCCACCACCATCGAGGGGTAAACATGGCGAAAGTCGCACTTGCGCAGTACGGGAACAGCAGTTCGGACTTCCTCAAGATGTTCGCGGTCGCGGAGGGCAAGGTCGGTAAGACCACGTTCCTTGCGGCCTCCGCGCTCGGCGCGCTCCCCGGCCAGACCGAGGGGCTGGTCGACAAGGCAGAGCATCTGCACCTGATCGGCTTCGACGAGGCCTTCGTCGACGGACTCCTGAAGTTCCTGAAGGACAGCTGCAAGAAGCCTGACGCCTACCTGCAGCTCAGCGTGCACGACCTGACAGAGGTCGTGCGAAAGGCCTACCGCGGCAGCGGCTGGGACTACGCCGTCAGCAACGCCGTTCAGCAGGAGCTGGCCCAGATCAAGGCTGAGGCTCAGCGGGGTGGTGTCCACGCCGTCATCTTCTCGAGTCTGACCGGGCTCGCGAACGGCGTGAAGGCCGGGCTGGCCGGGGCTCCGGACCCCACGAAGAAGGGCAGCGGCATGGACCAGTCCAAGTGGGACGCCATGAGCCATCAGCTCAACCACCTGCGCAACGTGGCGCAGGAGGACTCATGGCACACCATCTGGGAGGGGCACATCACCAAGACCAGCGGTGACGAGAACGAGCAGAAGGAGACCAACGGGATTCAGGGCAACGCCGGCAAGCTCTGGGGCTTCAACGTCGAGCAGGTGGTGCGGCTCCGTCGCGAGATGGCGAAGTACCCCGAGACCACCATCGACAAGGTCTACATGGACACGCGCCCCACGCTCGACTTCGTGAGTGGCGGGCGCGGCTTCAACGAGTGCCTTGCCCAGAAGGAGTACAACCTCGTTGAGGTCGCGAAGAAGCTGGGCAAGAAGGTCGGAGGATTCAAGGCGTGAGCTACCCAGACGGATACCCCACCAAGCCGGACGCCCCACGAGCGCTGCAGGCAATCCCGGTCGAGCCGGACCATGTCAACCGGCCACGCCACTACACGCAGGGCAAGATCGAGTGCATCGACGCGATCGACGCTGCGACGGAGGGGCTCAACGGGACGTCGGCGTTCTACGTGGCGCAGGTCATGAAGTACATCTGGCGTCATCAGCACAAGAACGGGGTCGAGGACCTGAGGAAGGCCCGTTGGTATCTCGACCGGCTCATCAGCAAGGTCGGTCCGTGAAAGAACCGCTCCCGCCAAGTCCGCTGCTTCAGGCGGATCCATCCACGCTCCCGCCGTACCGGGTGGGCACGCGTAGCAAGTGGGGCGGACTGCTGGCATACATTCGGGCCGTCCGCCCCGGACGCCCACCGCTGGGGTGGAGAGACATCACCCCGTACTTCGGCCGCATCCCACCTTCCCTCGGCAAGTGGCGCATCATCTGCAGAGAGTCAGGCTACTTGCTCGAGATTCAGCGCGTCACCAAGAACGGACAACGGTACAAACGGGTAGCCGTTGCCCTCGCAGACCACCGACCCGTGACCCAAGCAGTCAAGGCAGCAAGAAAGGACCATCCATGAGCACCACCGGCGAGCGCACCTTCTCCACCACCGGCCGCACTGTCGTCGCCCCGAAGACCACCCTCATCCCGCCCGGCAACTACACCCTCAAGGTCGGCTCGGACGCGAGCATCGGCCAGAGCGACAAGCCCGGCTCGGTCCCGTACATCAATCTCTCGTTCGAGGTCGACGGCACGGCCACGGCGGAGGGCGGCAAGAACCGGCGCGTCTTCCACCGCTTCTTCATCGGCCTGAAGGAGGGTCGCGACGGCGTCGTGAACATGGACCGCGAGAACGGGCTGGTCGCCTTCGCGCAGGCCCTGAACACGCAGCTCGAGGGCGTCGAGATCATCTCGCGCACCGAGGAGGACGGTTCCACCACCGACTACCTCAACCCCCGCCAGCTGGTGGAGTGGATCAAGGGGTTCTCGGGTCAGGAGCTGAAGGGCCGCATCAAGACCGAGAAGGGCACGGGCGGCTACTCCGACAAGTCGGTGGTCGGCAAGTTTCTCCTGAACGAGTGAAGAGCCCGTAGTCCAACCCAGACTCCCGCCCGTCGGTCCTTCGGGCGGGAGTCGTCTAGGAGGCGCATGAGCGCAATCGTTCTCGCAGAACAGAAGGCCAAGCTGACGGCGGCGCTGCAGGAGTATGCGTCCTCGCTCAGCAACCTTGCGGACGAGCAGGTACCGCAGGCGTTCGACATGACGGACCAGCTGGGGAAGCTGGCGGAGGAGGTGCGGACTCGGCTTCGCGACCGACTCCTGCTCTGGCTCAACGTCAACGGCCGAACGGTCACGGACAAGGGCACGAAGTCGGCGGACGTCGGAGGCTTCAAGGTGTCGGCCATCCCGACCCGGTCCGGCGTCGACCCGAAGAAGCTCGAAGCGCTGCTCCGTCGTCGAAGCATCCCCCCGGAGACGGCGATGGACGCGTACGTCAGCTACAAGATGAACCCGGCGAAGCTGGCCACGATGATCGCGACCGGCAAGCTGACGGACGCAGACCTGTCCGAGTGCGGATATGACCCGTCGTTCCGCATCAGCATGGAGCGGCTCGATGGCTGAACTCGGCTACGCGTCGCTGGGGATCAACACCGAAGACGGAGAGATGGTCGACTGCTTCGGCCGGGCTGCTGAGGCTTCGTCGGACCACGAGCGTCAGGTGGTAATCCTCCGCGTCGAGACGGACGACCGAGTCATCGGCGTTGTGATGCGACGGGGCGAGTTCAACAAGCTCGTTGCGTCGCCGAACACTGGGGAACAGATCGAAGTGGCCCTCTCAGAAGAACCAACCGAACAACTCACGGAGGCAGCATGACCGACATCGATGCGAGCGAGGTCTTCTCGGAACGGCCGAAGGGACCCAGCCGCGAGCAGACACAGAAGACCGTGTACGACAAGTTCCCCGGCCACATCAGCTGGGCGACGGACAGCGCCAACTTCAGCGGGTGCCGGATCATCACGTTCTACGACGACCTGACGGCATCAGGACTCTCGACAGACGACGCAGCGCAGCTCGATGCCCAGCTCGCCGAGCTGTCGGACGAGGAGCGCGACTACGTGATGGCCGCCGACCTCATGAACCTGTACTTCAGCAAGCGTGCCAACCTGCTGCTGGTGCACATGGTGCCGAGTCCGGAGCAGATCACCTGCCTCATCACGACCCAACTCGACGAGGACGACCTCGCGGAGTTCGAGGAGGTGCAGCGCCGGGTCCAGCTCGACATGCGCGAGTGGCGCGAGAAGCGGGACAAGGACCGCGAGGAGGCCGCGCAGGCTGCTCGCGAGGAGCGGCGGCTGATCGAAGTCGGGCGCAAGGCCGAGACGTACAACCTCTTCGCCAAACTGCGCGAACTCGAGGAGGAAGTGAAGGCTCTGAAGGCTGCCGCGAAGGAGGCCGCGAGTGCCAATCGAACGTCGTGACCTCGAAGACACCGGCCCCAGCGAGCCGCACCTCGCCCTGCTGGTAGACGCAGCCGGCATGCGGCTGGCCATCCCGCCCGGAGCCTCCCTGTGGATCGTGGAAGACAAGAACCGGCAGGACCGCATCTACCCGCTGGTGCTGAAGAAGGTCAGCGTGAAGAAGCTGGTGTTCGAGATGCGGCAGGCCGACGGGACGGCGATGGAGTACACGTTCCAGCTCGTCAGCGGCAAGCCGCTCGACCGCGCCGCACATCAGCGCCTGCTCAAGAATCGGCAGGGGCTGGAGACGCGAGTCCAGAAGTAGTTCTGCCGGAGCCCTTCCGTACGGCTGGCTGCAACTGCGCAGCCTGCCCGTACGCGAAGGACGGCAAGCCCCAGTCAGCAGTCCTTCCGGTCGGCCCTACCCGGCCGGACGGGCTGCTGGTTCTGGGCGGCGGCCCGTCCCGAGATGACGTCAAGCAGAGCGAGCCTCTCTCGGGGCAGGTCGGCAAGGAGATGCAGGAAGCGCTCGACGCAGCCGGCATCGATCGCAGCCGCCTGTTCATCTCCAACGCCTACGCCTGCCCGGCCACAGAGCCGCGCAGGGAGAGCGACGAACGAGCCGCCGTGCTTGCGTGCCGTCCGCTGCTGTTCTACTTCCTCAAGCAGCTTCCCAGCGGGACCCAGACACTGGCCTGCGGGAAGTGGGCCAAGCTGGCCCTGACGGGGAGCGAAGACGGGCTGTTCGCGAAGCGTGGCTTCATCGACCAGAAGTGGTTCATCAAGGAGTGACCTCATGCCCTTGCTTCTCGCGCTGCACCCCACGACCGCGTTCTTCGGACTGCCGAGGGAGGGCGGCACGTTCATCGAGGACGTGAAGCGGTGGGGCCGCATGATGCGCGGGGAGCTTGGCCCCGATCTGCTGAACGCCAAAGCCGCAGGCACGTACGACGACTTCGCGAAGCTCATGGAGCGGGGTCTCGAAGGCGAGCCACTGGCCGTGGACATCGAGACGGGCGCTGCACGCCCAGACGAACCATGGACCGGGAAGGACCCTACGCGCGCGGCCTTGAAGACGATCGCAGTCGGGACGACGGACGGGGGCGTCAGCGTGTGCTGGGCTGACGCCCCCAGCGACGTGAAGGACCTCATCCGCCAGATGATGGCGGACAGGCGCATCACCAAGATCTTCCACAACGGCCCGTGGTTCGACCTCCGCGTGATGGCCCGGTACGCCATCCCGGTCTCGAACTGGCAGGACTCGCGCGACTTGCGGCGGGCGCTCAGTAGCACGTCGAAGCTGTCGCTGCGCTACCTCGGCTCGCTCTACTGCGACATCAGCAACTGGAAGGACGAGGAAGAGGACGGAGACGGCAAGTACTGGTCGAGCGACGACCTGACGAAGCTGATGGAGTACAACGCCAAGGACACCATCGTCACGGCCCGCGTCTGGAAGTCGCTCGTGAGAGACGCCGGGGACGAGGCACGGGTGGCCGCGCTGTACGAGCAGCACAAGAAGCTGTCACAGCTGACCGCGCGCATGCATAGCCGCGGAATCTGGGTCCATCAGGAGTGGCGCGCGTTCATGCACCACTGCCTCCTGCAGTCGCTGGTGGAGCGGGAAGAGGAGCTGCGCGCCGCAGTTGGTCAGTCGGACTTCCCCTGCACCGACCACGGCATGCGCGCCCTCATCTACAAGCGGCACCGCAAGGACGGCATCAAGTGCTTCAACTTGCCGGACCCGATTGACGACAAGCTATGGACGAACGAGCACCACGAGACCATCAGCGTCGACGAGAACGCGCTCCTGCTTCTCCTCGTGAGCGGGCAGTGCCCTGAAGAACTGGTGCCCATCATCGACGCGTGGTGGAACCTGCAGGGTGAGAAGAAGCGTCTCGGCTACATCAAGTCGGAGCTGTTCGACCACGCCATCGGTCCGGACGGTCGCCTGCGTCCGGGCTGGAACTCGTGCGGCACGGACACCGGCCGCTTCAGCTGCTCCGAGCCCAACGTCATGAACATCGAGCAGCTGCTGCGGCACGCTCTCGCGCCAGCTCCGGGCATGGCAATCGTCCACGCCGACAAGTCGCAGCTCGAGCTTCGCGTGATGGCTGTGGTGGCGGCGGACAACGTGCTGCAGGACGCGCTCGACTCGTCCGACGTGTACAGCTACGACGCTCGCATGTGGTTCCAGCTGCCCGCCGACTACGACGTCAAGAAAAACAATCCCAAGGCGCGCAAGGCAAGCAAGATCATTCACCTCGGTCGCCAGTACGGAGCCGGCCTCAAGACGGTGTACGGGCAGGCGCTGCGTCAGGACCGCTCGTTCACGCTCAGTCGCACCCGGCTCCTGATGCAGCAGTTCGACAAAGGCTACTACCGCACCGTGCGGTACTGGCAGGAGGAGATGGCCCGTGTCATGGAGTGTGGATACTCTGAGTCGCGCCTTATGGCTCGTCGCCGCAGCTACCCTCGTCCTCCTGATCTTTCTGAGGTGGCTAACTACCCCGTCCAAGCGACGGCGGCGGACCTGATGAACAACGAGATTCTGACTCTGGATGAGCGGCTGCGCGCGGAGTGCCCGTCCGCGCACATCATCATTCAGCTCCACGACGCCGTGGACGTGGAGTGCCCCGAGGCGGACGTGCCTCGGGTGGAGCGCATCATCGACGAAGTGATGGACCGAGAGTGGTCCTTCTGCGGCGTGACGAGGAAGTTCCCGATTGAACGGAAGACCACCTTCTCCTCCCAAGGGGGTACTTGGTATGACGTCTGACTCACCGAAGGTGCTGACTCTCGACATTGAGACAGCACCGCTCAAGATGTACGCATGGTCCCTGTGGGACGAGAAGATGGGCGTGAACCAGATCGACACGGAGTGGAGCATCCTCGCTGTCTGCGCGAAGTGGCTCGACCACAAGAAGCCCATCTATCGCGACGCCCGCGGGGAGCCTCGGGAGGACGGCCACCTGCTCCAGTTCGTGTGGGACCTGCTCGACACGGCGGACATCGTCGTCACCCAGAACGGCCGGGCGTTCGACATCAAGAAGATCAACGCCCGACTCATCGAGTCGGAGTTCCGGCCCTACTCCCCCATCCGTCAGATCGACACCAAGGAGGTTGCGAAGAAGCACTTCGGCTTCACGTCGAACCGACTCGAGTGGATGGGCAAGCACGTCGCCGGCGTCGCGAAGTCGGAGCATCGCAAGTTCCCCGGCTTCGAGCTGTGGGCCGAGTGCCTGAACGACAACGTGAAGGCGTGGAACGAAATGCGGGAGTACAACATCCGGGACGTGCTCGCCACGGAGCGGCTCTACCTGAAGATGCGGCCGTGGATTGAGGGCCATCCGAACGTGGCCACGTACCACGACGAGGCGAGCCGCCGCTGCCCGAAGTGCGGCAGCACGCACTTGCAGGCCCGCGGCTACGCCGTCACGCAGACCGGCCGCTACCACCGCTTCGTGTGTCAGGACTGTGGCGGCTGGTCGCGCGGAGCCCAGACCGTCCTGCCACCGGCTTCCAAGAAGCTCCTGCTGACGAACTGATCTGGCGCTGAACACAACTCGGCCCGCCCCCTCACTTCGAAGGGGCGGGCCGTTTGCTGTCTACTGCTTCACTCGGCCGGAGGACCGACCTTCGGCTGGCTCGCCTGCGCCGGCTTCAGGCCGGGGCTCGCAATCCCGAGGGGGGCCGCGATGGCGAGGAGGGTCTTCGCGACGGTCAGGAGCCAGCCGGGGAGTGCGACACCGCTCGCCTGCAGGGCAACGACCGACGCAGCCGCGCCGGCGAGGACGACGGCAATCAGCTTGCCGACGCTGAGGATCTGCGAGATGGCGCTGGGCGGCTTCTCGACGACGGGGATCTGGTTCTGGTTCTGG